AAAAACTGTTTTATAATCTATTGATTTTTTTAGTTTTAGATATTTGTCTAGAATTGGATTTTTAAAATCTTCTTCAAATAACTTACCTTCAGCTAAATATTTTTTTAAATCGAAATTATCCATATTATTTTATTTTTAAAAGTAAAATTCTCTATTTCTATCTAACCAAAATTCAAATTTCTTATTACTTGAGATATGTTCTAAACCATCAGCTTCATAGAAATCTGTAATTAATTCACCTACATCATACTTTGATAACTCTGCACCATAATACTTATTAATTTTTTCTATGTTAGGACTTAAAAAATCCATAGCAAATTCTTCTAAAAAATCTTCATCATTACCATAATCATCATAAAATCTATCATATGAATCTTTAAATTCATCTTGATCAACAGTAAGATAATCAATAAATTTTATTTCTTCTTTTAATAGTTTACCTTCAGCTAAATATTTTTTTAAATTAAAATTATCCATTTATTTTTATTTTATCTAAATTCATATTTTACCCGTCCTGATGTAAAAGCATCCCCATATCTTAAGGTCCCTATATATTTGACCTTATCATCATCATCTAGATTTAAACTCTGAAGCTTCCGTTGTTGTTCAGGTGTTAATTCACTATCATAATCAACTGCTGCAAGCTTTTGATCATCAGTTATATCCCTCCATTTCTTACCAAACACTTTCATTGCTATTCTATTATATTCATCAGGATCAGTATAATTAGGGATACGAGGTACAAAATCTAAATCAGTAAAATCTTCAACATGACTAACATTCCCACCTACTATTTTTCCTTTTTCAATTACTATTTGAGTATCTGATCTAAAACCTCTAGATGAATCATCAGCTCTTAATTTTATTTCCCCAAACATTTCAGCCACTGATTCATTACTATCTTTTAATTCACCATAATACTCTTCATCAACTTTATCTACAAATTCTTCTTTAGTGTTAGCAGCTATAAAATCGAGTTCTTTATTATCGGCAAAAACAAATAAATAAGGTGAATTAGGTAATTTTGTTAAATTTTGTTCATTTTTTATCCAATTTAAAGCTTTTGATTTGTTACCATCATAATCATCATCAGCTATTTCACCAACGTAAGTATTAAATTCCTTTTGGGTCCAAACACTAAGATCTTTTTTATCAGAAGAAGCATAAACATATCCCGTGTTTTCAAATAATCTACCTTCAGCTAAATATTTTTTTAAATCGAAATTATCCATTTTAGTTTATTTTTATACTTCTACGTCTGTTGTATCATCAATATCTACATCAACATTATCTTCAACGTCAACATCTACTTCTTCATTTTCTCCTGCTTCAGCTCCATCACCTGGTGCTCCATATCTTAAAATTCTAGCTATATGTTGAACACAATTTTCTTCTTCTGGTAAGTTAAGTAAATAATATTTTTTACCTTCTACTTGTGCAACCCAACTTCTTTGCATCCAAATAAGATAAAAGTTTTCATCATTTCTTAAATTAATTCTAAATGTAGTAGGGCGAGGTGCAACCCAATCAATTGATGCTAAAAATGAATCAAACTCATGAGTTAATAAATCTACAATAACTGCTTTTAATTCAGGAAATTTAGTTAATTCATCATACTCAACAGCAGCTGCTTCAGCTTCTTTTGTATTTGAATACACTTGTTTTACAAGTAATCTTATTCTTTCTTTAAAATCAGCTTTATTCATATCTTTATGCTATAAGATCATTCATAGTTGATTGTATAGTACTTGGAGCGTCATTTAAGTTACCTACAAATCCTGGTTTTCTAATTGATACTAATGTTATATCTCCATCACTATCTACTGTATATGATCCTCCATAATAAGCTTGATCATTTACATCTATATCAAAAGAACCTTCTTCTAATCCTCTTGATACCTTTATATCATCTTCTGGTTGTTCTAGTTTGATTGCTGCTACGACTTTTCTTGCAGCTTTTTCAGTGTCTTCTATTGTTGCGGGACCACTTGCTTCTTTAAGCTTTTTTTTTTACCTACTCCAAATTCTTTCTTAAAATAGCCTTTAGGTAAACCTTCATCTAATTTTCTATTTGGGTCTAATGCTTTTAATGCTTTTAATCTATCATTATCATCAAGAATTCCTGCATCAATTAATTTAGTAACATGCCATAAATTTATATCAGCAGTTCCCATTTTTGATAAATCAGATAATTTTTTAGTACTAATACTTTTGTTAACTTTTGATGCAACATTTTTTAATGCACCTTCTATACCTTTAAGACTATCAGAAGGTGATGTTGCTTCTTCTAAACTTTCACCAAATGCTGCTCTAATTGAACCACATACTCTAGCGGCTCCCTTTTTACCGTATTTACTTTCATTGTCATCAAGACATTTATCAAATGGATATGATTTCTCATTTATAGATCTCATTTGCTTAATAGTTTCTTTAATGTCTTTTAATTTAGCTAATTTTTTTAAAAAAGAAGTTTTAGTTTTAGGTGCCATTTTTTTAATCATATCTATGACCCTTTTATCTTTATCTTCTTTTTCTTCTTCTTTTAAGGCATTACCAATTCCTACTTTTCTTCTCTTAATATTATCATCTGATGAGGTATCTATTTTATTACCCTTTCTATCATATCCACCTACTTCATTAATATCATAATCTTTCATTATAGCACCTAAATATAATCTAGCATCATCAGTAGACATTGCTCTAATTATTGCATCAACAACAGCTTCAGCACCCATCATTGCTACCATTCTGTCAGCCATTGCAAAAACTTCATCATCTAAAGTTTCTTTCATCATTGATTTTTCAATTGCTTTACCTCTAGTTTTTTCATAGTCGGATAATTTACCATCTTTGTTTAAATCTGCTTTTTTTGGGTTGGTCAGTGCATCTTTTATTAATTCACTAAGTCTATTATCTTTCATAGATTCGGATTGTTTTTTTGCCATATTAGTTGCTCGTCCATACATTACAGCTTCAGCATCTTTACCATATTTGTCAACAAGAGAACGTTTGTTCTTCTTCATTTTCATTATGATTTCTTCCCTTTTATCGAGTTCTGCTTTAGTAAGCTTTTTTTCGTTGAGCATTTTATTTATTTTTTATCTTCAGCTACAGATGCTTTTCTATATTCTGAAATAAGTTTTTTTATGTTACCTAGTGCTTTTCTTGCACGGCCGTGAGCTGCTTTAGAAGTTCCAGCATGTTCTGCTTTGAATGATTCATAAAGCACTTCAATTTTATCAAAAATTTCTTGTGTCATTACTTTTATTTTATTATTATTAATTTGCTTTTACTACGTGTGCTCTAGTATAATATGTGATAGTATTTCCTATTTGATCTAATAGTTTTTCATCACCCATTTTTTCTGCTCTTTCTTGAGCTTTAGTTAAAAGACCTAATATAGCTGATACATCAGATGATTCTCCAGGTACTGTAGATTTAACTTCAATATCTGATTCTGAAGATTCGTCATCAATATCAATATCTTTTTCAACATCAATATTAATATCTTCATTATCTTCGACATCTACTTCTTCAGCTTCATCTATATCATCCATTTCTTCTTCAACAGTAGATTTACCTACTTTATGAGGTTGTGGGTTAACAGGACCCCCATCAGCATCCATATTATATGAAGGTGAATTTTGTCTTCTAAATGAAACAGCATCTGCTTCATCTAAATCATCTTTCATTTCAGCTAAAATTCTTTCTTTAATTTGAGCTTTAAATTCTTTAACTGTAATTTTTGAAGATTTTTTTTCTCCTTCTTTAACGACATCTTTTTTAAAGTCTTTTTTTAGCTTAGCTAATTTCTTTTCATTATCTTCAATGTCTTTTTTAAGATCTTTTATATGGTCTCTATCATCACGGATAGCACCTTCCATACGTTTTTGTTCTTCCTCATTGCCTTTTTTACTGTCTTGTTTTTCAGTTAAAAGTGGGTTGTTTTTTAAGTAATTTCTGTAGTTAAATTCGTTTGCCATTTTAGTGTTTATTTTGTTATAAATATATAAAAATTTATTATTATTAATTATTTTTTAAGTGAGTTAAATATTTTTCCTTTTAATTCCATTAGATCTGGACCTGCTGGTTTATTTCTTGATTTTCCATCTGGTGTATAACCACAAGATCCTTCCTTTATATCATCCATCATTCTTTGTTTTAAAGCAGCCATAATAGCAAATATAGCATCTTGCTCTGAGTAGTCATATCTTTTAGCCATTGCTTTAATAAAACCATTTACCTTTCTAGATACTTCTGGATTGAGTGCTTCATTTAATGATTCATTCATATCATACTGGTTAATTTGTTTTTTAACTCTGTATAATTTATCTTCTAATTTATTTAGCATACTACCATATCTATTAGCTATTTCTCCTCCTTCTGGCTCTGCTTCTTGCTCCATGTCTCTGTATAATTGAGCAATTCTGTCTTCTAAATCTTTTTGTTCATCTCTTAAATACATAACATCTTCAAAATCTAATCCACCTCTAGATGGTTCTGGTTGTTTATCTTTTGCTATTTTTGCTGCTCTTGCTTTTACTAAAGCAGGATCATTAACATCTATTTCTTTTAAATTACCGGGTAAACCAAAATCTCCAAATTCATCACCTTTTATGTCTATAAAATCATCTGATACTACAAATAATTTTACTTTACCATTCTCTAAATCTGTAACTTCAATATCTTCTACATCATATTTATTTTGAAGCATAGTGGCTATGTTGTTCATTATTAGTAGAGCTCTTTCTGAACTTAATCTTCTAATTTGACCTGTCATTGTTTCTTGACCAAGTGCCATAGTAGCACCTCCAGAACCAATATCATAATCTATAAATACATTTAAGAAATTAGGATTATTTTTATCTTTTTTAGCTCTAGGTGAAGATACTCTTCTATAATCTTCAATGCTTTTTTCATTTAAATAAGGTTGTTCACCATCTCCATCATATGCTGTAAAAGTAGAACTGCGCATAGCATCAGTTTCTTTTTGAGAATTACTTTTAAATTCTCTAATGTATTGCTCTCTAAAATATTTAGTTAATGAAAAATCTTTTGCCATAATAATATATTACTTTTGTTATAAATATATAAAAAATATATAAAATATGCGAGAATTATTTTTTTAAGTTTTCTAAGTACTTTATAGTTTTTTCTAATTCTTTTATAACTCTTTTTTCATCATAACCCCCAACCCATTTTTCAACATCTCCTTGTTCTGTTATATAAGATTTATTAGATGTAGTTAATTGATCTTCAACAAAGTCCTTAAAATCTTTAATAAAAATGTCTAAATCTGAATTATGTATATTTTTTTCGTACACTTCCCAAGCTCCTGCTCTTTTTAAATCTGTAGCAAATTTTAAAAAACAATCATAACATTTTTTATGAAATTTATAATAACCAGAATCAAATTTATGTTTCATTTGTTTTTTACAATTAGGACAAAATAAAGGAATTTTTATTGATTTTTTTATTTCATCATATTTAGTAATATTTTGTTTGATACCTTCTTTAATGGTCCATTTTCGACCATTTTCTTCCCAAATATCACCTTCTTTATAAAATGTATCTTTTTTAGTATAACCTATTCCTTCAGTAGTTCTGTTCCCACTTTTTCCTTGTATTAAATTTCGGGCACGTTGAACATCCTTTTTTGAAAATTCTTTTCTTAAAACATTGTCTTGACTCATAAGCCTAATTCTTTTAATTTATTTATTGTTGAAGCTGTGTCAGTATGTAATACACCAATTCCACCAGCTTTTATCCATTGATCTATATTTGACTCTCTATCATCAATTAATATACTATTAGGATCTGCATAGTTTTGTTTATTAGCAGCTCTAGCTAATATTAGTTTAGTTGAAGGTAAATTTCTTTGTCTCCAAATTCTTTTTCCCATTTTCGAATGATCAGCTCTTGAGGGAGATGATAATAAAGTTGGATTATAAGACTTAATATAATCCCATAATTGTTTACCATCAGACATCCAATCCATTCCTACCCAAAATCTTACTCCTGTACCATCAACTAATTCCCAAAATTTATCTTTACCAAACTTTTGTTCATATTCCGTTGGAGGTATTCCATTTGAAAATCTTTTAAACCTTTTATTAAAATCAACTAATACTCCATCCATATCTGAGTATATTGTGTATTCTTTGTTTATATTTTCTTTAATATTTTTCTTTTTGTTTTTTAAACGTTGAGTTTTTCTTTTAGATGCTTCTTTACGTTGTTTAATATAATCAAATGCAGATTTAAGTTTCTTTTTTTTCTTAGGATCCTTAGTTCTACCTAATGCTGCTCTAACTCTTTGATGTATTAAATTAATAATTTGAGATTGTCTAGCGTGTGATTTATTTTTAAAAGAAGATTTATTTAAAGTATCAACTACATCTTGTCTTGTTGAAAATTTTATTCCTACAGTATCCTTTGGATTTTCATCTGTGTATAATCTACGACTTGATCCTTTAGGTTTTTTACCTGTTCCTTTTTTAGGATCAGCTTCATTTAATGGTTTACCTATTTCATAAGGTATACCTTTTTCTTTTAAAGCATTTTCATATTCTTCATTTGATTCAGGTAATACTACTTTAATTATATATTTAGATAAATTTGTAACATTTGTATCAATTACCTCTTCCATTTCATCATATTGACTTATCTCTTCATAATCGGGATTATCTGAAGTATCTTTATATGGTCTAATTTTATATTTAGTACGTAATTTATCTTTATCAAGAATAAAATAAGGTTGATCTCCTAACCATTCTGTGGCGTATGAATCTAAACTACGAGTTAAACTTATAGGACCCTTTAACATATCATCATCTAAAACGTCTAATAAGTATTGGGTAAAATGGTATAAAACACCAAATTGTGGACCTTCATTAACATTAGTTGTTGTTTTTAATGTTTTAGCTAATTGTAATGCTTTATAATATTTTTGATTTTTATCTCCTAACTGAGCACCTTTTTTATCAGGATCTTTATCCATTTTCTTTAAACGAGCAATTTCTTTATTAATTAGGGATAATGGAATTTTTTTATCTTTAGGAATACCTAATCTTTTTCTAACAGTACCTTGTTTCAAACTACCTGCTTTTTTTCCTTTAGCAGCCATTTTTTCATAAGTATCTCCTTCTTTTAATTCTTCCTCTAATCCTCGAGCTAATTCAAGAGCATAAGCATTTAAACCAAATGGATCTTTATTTTTCTTTTCATTTATACTATCAGTCCAATTTCTAAATGTCATTGTACCTACTAAATTAGCTTCTTGTTCAATTTTATCTAAATTAACATCTTCAGTAGTATCAGTTGTTTGAACATCACCTAATCTATCTTCTAAAAATTGAGTATGATGAACCATTTCATGGGAAAATGATCTAACTATATCTTTGGGATGTCTACCTTCTGTATACAAAACTATAGTTTGAGTATTAGGATCATAATAAGCTGTTTTTCCAAAAAAATCTTTTGCATTTTCAGAATCACCATCTACAAATTCTACTTTAGGTAAAGGTTCTATATTTCTACCTTTTTCTATCATATAATCCGTTAAATCTTGAATCATTTGTTTATAATCTATATCTTTAGAATATGTAGCATTTTCATTTAATACAGGTGAAACTATGTCAAATACCATACTTTTATCTTCTTTTGATAAAATATCTGGTAGAAATGGGGTAAAATATAATTTTCCCTTTTTAGCTGCTTCTCTAGCATTTCTACCTCTCATACCTTCATCTTGTGTGGTAACAACCTTTAAATCTAAATTATTATATTTTTCAGGATTTTTCTTTAATGCTTTTGCTCTATCTATTATATCTTTTTCATCATCATCAGCTCCTTCTCTTTTACCTATTATCCAATAAATAATATCTTGAGGATTATTTTTAGCAAAGCTATAAATATCACCAATAGGCATTTTTGAAGGTTGTATTTTAACTTTTGGTGGTAAATAATTTTGGTAGATTTCCCAAATTAATATAGCTTCTGCTTGAGATATACCATTCCTTTCACCACTACCTACTAATATTATTAATTCATCAATTTCAGGATATTGTTTTAAAGCTTCATCTACTACTTCAAAATGTCCTCCTATAGGAGGTTTAAAACCCCCACCATATAAAGCAACTATTTTATTTTTATTTTCAGGCAATAATCCTTCTAATAATGATTTTGTTAATTTATTCATGAACGTAAAAATTGTTCTATTCTTGTTTGTGCTTCTTCTTTAGACATAGTATATTCAATTACATCATATATAAAATCATCATCTAACATAGCTTGAATTTCTTCTTTATCTTTAGCTTTTCTTTCATCAGATTGTTTTTGTTGAGCAGGTGTTTTTGGTTTAGTATTTTTAGGAGAAAATGGTTTAAGATATTTATCTATAATTTTATCTATATCTTGCATTCTATTATCTAATGTATTAGCTACAGCAACAAAATTATTACCGAATAAATTAGCATATTTAGGTAGATTATCTGTTACACTTTTCCAAGTACGCATTACAATAGCAGGTGCTAGACTTCTATCTTTACCCCCTGATTTTGTATATCTATCTTGATTCTGACTTAATGAACGTTGTAAATCAGTATAAACATAAAGCATAAACACATCATATCCTGCTTCTTTTAATTCATTTTTTAGTTTAACAGTATTATTAAATGAAGCCGCTGTACCATCTAATATAAATGATTCTTTACCTTCAATAGTATCTTGTATTTCACCCTTAAATTCTTTATTAGCTTGAGCCATTGCTTTAGCTTGCTTACTTCTTTCTTCAGGTGTTGCATTTTTAAGATCTAAAGTAACATTAGCTTGTTTAAGTTTATTAATAAATGTATTATCTATATTTAATACTTTTAAACCACCTAAGTCTAAACCTTTTAATATATATCCTTTACCTGCTCCAGGTGCACCTGCTAATATAATTGCTTTGGGCATTCCAATTGATTCTTTTAAAATTTGAACTAAGCTTATCATTTATTTTTATTATAAATATTATAAATTTCTCTTAGCTGTAGTTTTAAATTCTGTAAATGTAGGAGAGTGTTTAGGAAATTCTAAATCAAATAATTTTTTAACGGTATTAAAAATATCTAAATTTTCTTCTTGTGTTCTTTTTGATTCATGCATTTCCCATCCTTTACCTTTTATTTTTTTACCTGTTTTATCTTCTCCCCTAGATTTTGATTTTAACCATAATACTCCTACTCTATCTACATTTTTACCATAACATTCTTCATAACATTGAGCGTAGATAGCCCCTTGTAAATCATAAGTTATTTGTAGATTATTTGAGGTTTTAAAATCTATAATCCACATTTCAGTTTTACCATCAATTTCAATTTCACATACTAAATCACAAGTACCTGCTACTTTTATTTTATCTGAAAATAAATGTACTTCTGCTTCAACTAATGTTGGATTATACTTTTCCCAAAAATCAACAAATTTTAAAAACATTTGCCAAACATCGGGATTACACATAGGTATTCCATCATTTAAAAAATTTAATTCTTTACCATTAAGATAATCTTCAATCATTTCATGTACTTGAGTACCTTCTTCTGCTGCTTTTTTAACAATCCAATCAGCACTAAAACCTACTTTTTTTAACCAATCTTGAAAATGTTTACCTTTTGGATAACAACTTAAAACATAAGTTATAGATGGATAGTATTTACCATTTCTTCTATAATATCTAGCATCAGGCAAAGTTATTTGTTTAGAATCTTCACTTATTTCTAAAATTCTATTGTAAGATTTTTTTATATTTTTTTTCATATTAATTGTAATTTTCTTTCCATTAATTGGTAAGAAGTTAAAGGAAAAGTATTTTGAATCAAATTAGTAAAATGACTAAATCCTATTTCACTGGGGTCTTTCCCCTTAAGATCAATTAAATAAACTTCTTTTCCTTCATTCATAAATTCTTCTGCAAATTTAATTGTTTGTTTCATAGCATCTGTATCTAATGCTATATATATTTTTTCAATAGTAGATGTTACTATTTTTTTCATTAATTCAGATTGTATATTTTTACCCAATAAAGGTATAGCATTACGTTTTATAGCTATAGCATCAAACATACCCTCACATATAACTAAAGGTAAAGACCAGTTAATTAAATGTTCATTTGGTATTATATTTCTTGATGCTTCTGGGTTTTTATATTTAGTATATGGGTCTTTTTCAAATGATCTACCAGTATAATAATTTAGTTGACCATTTTTATCATAAGATGGTATAATTATCATTTTAGCATATCTACCATACTCACAATACCCTATATTATATTTTTCAATATCCTCAATAGTTATACCTCTATTTTTTAAATAAACCCATGCTTGTTTTCCTATTATATTTTTATTGTTATTTATTATAGGAATAAATTCTTTTGGTAATTTTAAATCATATTTAATTATTTCGACATCTTTAACTTGATAACCTGTTTTTACTAATGATTTTAACTCAGAGAAATGTTCTGGTAGTGCCTTTACTTTTTTAAATAAAGTATTTAAATATTTTCCTTTTTCATTACAAACCCAACAATGCCAAGGGTGGTGTCCTTTTTTATTATCAGTAAAATTAATTTCTAATTTTGGTTTAGAATGGTTACATAAAGGACAATTAAAAGCTCTATTACCTCGAGCAGTCATTTTTCCACTACCTAATACTTTACTTACTAAATTTACTAGTAGTTCATTTATCATGTAGGAAATATACGAATATTACTTTATATCTCCAAAGTCACGTGAAAAAAATTTACCTAATATATTATCATTAATATGAGCACTATGTTTATTTTCTAATACTTCATTTTTAAATAAATGTTTAGTTTCATAATATGTTAATAGTTTTTTAGAAGGAACAAATTCTAATATACGTTTTTCCCAATTTTCACCTGCATTATCCTGCTGTGATAATGCGACTATTTCTTTTTGAGATCCAAAATAATCTTTCCAATCTGATTCTGTTATAGTTTTTTGCTTTAAAGGGGTGCGTCCTTTAAGACCTTGTTTAGATCTTTCTTCTTTTAAAGCTTGTAAAGCCTTTTTACCTAATTTTTTATTTCTCTCAAAATATAAAACCTTTTTACCTATATATCTTGTATCTGTAGGTTTATGTTTAACTTCATATATAAATCCATAAGTTCCTTTAGGCATATCTTTTATTGATGTTATAACCCTTCCCTGGTATATCCAGGTAGCGGTTGTTGGCATATTTGTCATTTAAAGTTATTAATAAGGTTAAATTGAGTCAAATGCTACTTGAATCTCTAAGTCAGAATTCATTGGTACTTTAGTTGGAACTGATAGTTTTCCAATAGCTAATAAATTTTGTTCATTATCATATAACCCTACTGTTGTTATATAAGGACTAAAATATGATCCTGTTGCAAAGTCTTTATAAACATTATTAGTTCCTAAAGGAGCATTTACTTGGCTACCTGATAATAATGATGGGTTTAATGAATAACCAAATTCATTTTCTCTTACAGTACATTTATATTGATGTTCATATAAGGTAACTGATGAAGACCACCCAACAGTAAGATAATCTAATTGATTAACTCCTACACTCGCAAATCCATTTTGACCTGTTAAAACATCAGCTCCTAATTGTGCAGTATTGTATTGATATGTGCCTTGAATTGCTTCTGATGAACTTAATGGTGATAAAATAGCCATTCCATGTTCATAAATTATATTACCACACTGTTGATCATATACTTTAGTACCAGTTACAGAATTTACATATTTGAATCTAAGATTACCATTTCCATCATCCCAAACGGTAGACGTATCAGTAGCACCTGCATTATTCCAAACTAAACTAAAGCTTTGAGGTTCAATATTATTACCCCATAATTTTGAGGGAATTGAGATTGCTGTTATAAAATTATTATTAAGAGTACTATTTATATTAATATCTTCTCCTAATAATGCTGCTCTAGTTTGAGTAATAGTACTTGATAAATAATTATCGTATTGAGGACTTTTTACAGCTCCAATAGGCATATTATTTGATCCTTCAATACCTAAATTAAGATTGTTATTTTCAGCAAATGTATTATTTTGAGGACCAGATAAACCATATAATAAACTTGAAGTAGCAACTAAACTACCTGACATACTTTGGAAGTAGTTAGAATAATAGAGTTGCATTGCACTTGAATAAACAGAATTTGTATTTAATTTATTTACCAACCCCGTAAAATTTTGTGATCCTGAATCAGAAGATGCTTGACTTGAAACCCATGTTGTTTGTTGAGAAGTTTCAAATATTAATTTATTAGCTGGAGGTTGGGTGCCAAAATAAACTTCAACCCCAACATTAGATGCCGTCATAGCATTTCCTGTAAAGCTAAATCCTTTATTAGCTGAAAAGGGAGTTATTACAATGTCTTTTGTTGTAAATTGTTTGTACGCTGACATACATTTTAGTAATCTAATTTAACTCTAACAAGTAGTTCTTTTGTAAAATCTTTAGCTAATGGTCTGCTTAATTTTGCTACAGCACATAATTCATTTGAATCATTATATAAACCTACTGTTGTAATGAATGTTTGTGGATTATTTTGCATTTGAGGCCATAACAATTGTCCTGTTGAACCTGAAACAAATGATGGATTTGAAGAGTAATTAAAATCTGCATTTTGAGCTCTTACAAAATAAAAATCAGATGCTAATGTTTCTTGAGAATTTAATCTAAAAGTATTTCCAGCAAATACACTTTGAGATATAGCCCCATACAGTTTAGACATATTTTCATCATTTTGATTTGAATTTCTTAATGTACCTAAACTAATACCTCCATCAGTTCCAAAAGGTTGATCGCCATCTAATGCTGCTGCATTTAATAATATTAATCCTACATCTGGTAAAAATAAACCATATGATCCTGAATCTGGTGTATAACCATTAGCATTTAAACCTGTATAAACTGTTCCTTCTGATCCCGAAACTACTTGGTAAACTCTTCCAGCATTTCCAAAAACATTACCAGTACTTATATTACTATTATCTGTTAGACTTAATGTTACACCTGCACCTGCTCCAGTACCTCCTGATGATCCTGATAAAGATAAAGCCATTGTACCTAAAGCTAATGATTCTTTATATCTTGCTCTTTCAAATGATAAAGCATAAAAGTATGATGATGAATAATTTCCAAATATAAAAGGTTCTGTATCATCTCCTAAAGCTATATTTTGATACTGACCAAATATAGTAGATGAAGGTGATTTACCTAAAACTAAAGTATTATAAAGTAAACTACCACTACCTACTTCATCACCATAAGCTATATCAAATTGAACTGCTGCTGTAGTTTCTGTAGATGATGTTTGATAGACATGAATATAATATTGTCCTGAATTAGATGAGTTTTGGACTGATGAGGTATAAACCTCAGTTAATCGAGGTTCATTTCCACTCCATAAAGTTCCTGTTGTAGAATCTATACTATTAATTATGTCACCTGCACCAAATGTTGTAAAAGCTCCGTTAGCCATGTTTTTTTTGTTTTAAATTTTTATTGCATTCCTGCTGATTTTCTTAACTCAAATGGAACCTGTAATCTTGCTCCTGTATTTCTACCTACAACTGTTAAAGTTGCATATAATGTATCTAAAGAACCAAATATATTAATTGAGGTAGCAGTAAGTGTAAAGTTAGTTCCTGTTACTGTTTTAGAAACATTAGTACCTAAAGTTGTTTGTTGGTTTAATGCTTCATTTGAATTAGCTCCTCCACCTGTAATATTAGCATAAGTAATATTTGACATAGTTACAGTATAACCATCTGCTTCTGACTCTACACCTGAAAATGTTTGGGTTTGTGGTGTAAATGATGGTGCTAAAGTTTCTCCTGTTACTAATTGAATAACTGATGGTGCTATAATAGTAGGCATAACTGCAGTTGAACGAGGTAAAGTAACTAATTTATACTTCATTGTTTGTAATTCATTAGGAAATGCCTCTAATACAGGCATATTTTCAATTGCCTCCCCATAATAAGCTGATCCTGATGGGTGGTTTGGATTATATAAAGAATAATCTACTTCATCATCTGCTAATGAAAATTGTGTTATATTAAAAGCATTACCACCTTGAGCTAATAATTCTCTTCCTTTTTTTGTTAAAATAGCATCTACTGTTACTACTTGATTATTTAAATATCCCATTTTTTATTAGTATTTTATTATAAATATATGTATTTTTTGTTTCTAATCCAAATTATATTAAGCATTCGAACCTCCTAAATTGTCAGGACTGTCTTGTGTAAATACATTTTCAGATTTTAATTTATTAATTATTTTTTGAACATTTCTTTGTTGCACTTCAGTTAGATCATTTGGTATTAAATAACCATCACCAGATAACGTTAAAGCACCTGCTGATCCTGATGGTTGGTTTGCATTTAATATAACTCTATCATCTGCTTCTACTCTTTTCCTTAAAGTCATAGCATATATTTTTCCTTCTGGTATTTTATTTTCCAAATCATTTGGGTTAGGAGTTACTACTAGTCTATCAAATAAAAATCCAGGATCTAGAGGGGCGAATGCTGTTTTAGAGGTTTGGTCCTGGTTTGAAATTAACATAGGTGATAGTGAACATGAATTATATAGTACAGATCCAGTGAAATTAGATGATAGTTCATTAGTCTCTATACTAGAACTTAAATTTAATATGTAATTAGTAGACATGTTCCAACAAACATCAGCGGGGTTTACATTAGTTACATTAGTTCTATTAAACAATGATGCTGTTATTCCAATTATTCCAGTTCCATCTACAACAGAATGAGTATTAAGTGCTGTAAGGGAACCACTAGTATACATATAATCTTCATTTTCATCATAAGATTGAAAGTTAAAGGTTACATTATTATTAAAAGCTGATCTATATCTTTTCCATAATTCTGTAAAGCTAAAATAACCATCTGATGGAAGAGGTCCTTGTGATGTAACTCTTGTAGGTGTTATACCAGTATTATATGATTCAACTATAGTAGATTGTATCTCAAACTTAACAGTAGCACTAGCTTTAAAATTTGAATTTGTAGTCCATATATTAGGAGGCATCATATTATATCCTAAAACTGTAAAATCCTGATCTTGTTTTCCTAAAATACTAGGATTAGCGGGATCTACAAAATATGAATATGAGACCCTTATTTCATCTCCTACTTCAATATCCAAAATTTGATTATTTGTTACTCTATATTCAGGTAATAATGACCCCGATATATTCCATCTATAATAATTATTTGGGTTTTCTTTTTCATTTAAATTTAATAAAGGTAAGGAACCATTTCGAGGTGTGGAAAAAGGACCAAAAGACAATAATATATTTCCACTACTTGCTATTATAGGATTTATATACATTCCCCTATTACCAGAAGCTCCCATTCTACTAATAGATACACTACTAGTTGTAGTTGATGAACCTAAAGGATATATATCTCCTAAACGTATTAATTTATTCCAGGAATTAAACATCATTAATGAAGGTCCATTTATAGAAAAGGTGTTTATTAATGAGGTATTAGTGTTATCATTGAAAACAGAACTAGGTAATTGTCCTGGGTTAGGACCTCTTAAATTTAATATACCTTGTGATTTTCCATTTTCATCTAATAAACTCGATGTATATAATAAAATTGGTTGTGGGGATTCACTATAAAATTCTTGTGTAGAAGGAGAATAAATAATACTACCTGATGAGTAAACCTTATTAATATTAGAAGCATTAAGTACAGATGATTGAGATATTGTATATGCAGTATTATTAACTCCAAATCCCATATAAGAAGCACTTAAAAGAAGTGATTGAGACGCAGGAGTAATTTCTATATTTGGATTATTAACTGTTACAAGATTACTTAAATTGCTAAAATCTTTAGCAACATCATAATCGTACCAAATTGGTAAATTATAATATTGAATAGGTGATATATTATCTAAATTTACTTGATTAGAATGGTATGCTATAAAATTAATTCCCCCAGCATTAATTTCTCTAGCTCCTACACCTAAATTTGTATAACTAAGTATAGTACCCCCTACATTATTAAAGGTTTTATTTGATTGGTTGTAAACAATTGTTGCTTCCCTTCCAGGCATAAAAGTAGAAGACATTGCTACTAAATTTTCATTACTACCATTTATTAAAGATGAAGTGATAATTGGAGATTGTTCATTTAATATTTCTTCAAAAGGAATTTGAATTAATTGATCAATATTAAAAGTAGTAGTACCAAAATATTCTTTACTTTCTAAAGAGGATTTAAAGTGAGCAATATTAATTGGATTTCTATCAATTACTGCATTTTTACCGTAGGAAGTGTCTCCCGTCCAACTACCAGTTTCACCATTAATGTATTGAACTTTATTTTGAGTTAGTAAAAATGGAGGATTTGCTAATCCTGTAATTCCTGTATCTGTAGATCTTCCAATTGCTAAACTTTCAGAAGGTATTCCTGTGTAAAAATTATAATCTGCACTTTCTAATAAACATCCTACATATCTTGGATTTATTATTGCTTTTGTAGTATAATTACTATCAGGTACCTCTGAGTATTCTAATAAATCTTCATCAGTAGCCGTTCCTTCCCATCCTAGTTGTGAAGCTGAAATAGTTAAGGCATAGTCATTTGGAATTCCTTCTTTTAGTTCAAAACCAGGTGATACAGGGTCAAAATCCTGATCAAATAAAAATGAGTTTTTTCTACTACCACTTACATTATTAAGAAGTGGATTATATGGGGAAGCTTGAAATAATTGACTTGCTGTTGGTAATATTGTAAAAGCATCTCTTTTAAAGAAATGTTTAGGTCCTAAAATCTCAGGTGGAGCAGTTATAAGTATATTTGATAATGTTCCATAAGTTCCAATAGCAGCAAAAAACATTGCTGTTGTTTGTCCCACAGCTTGAGTCCATGTTCCCGTAAAAGTTCCATTTGTGGTTGATCTAATACTTGATCCTACACCATTAGCTGTTCCTCCAGGTGTAGATAAGGAGCTTAATCCTATGTCATAATTTGATCCTCCCTGACCATCATTACCTATACCGGATATAGTATATTGAATGCTATATTGTACTCCAGGTATAAGATCTGTAATTGAATTTTGTAAATAAGTTGTTGTAGTTGAAGGTGTATCTACTCCTCCTTGAAATATAGTAGGAGCTAAGTATTGGGGAGAAGCTCCTGTTGATCTTGAAGCTAAAATTATTCCCGCACCACCACCAGCATTACTAGCAAAATTATTTTCATATGTAATATTTGTATTTCCAGCAGCTCCTACATTATCAGCTAAAAGTCGAACATATATATCTGAGCCATTAGTAAGTAATTGTGGAGTAATAGATCCATTATGACCCCCTGCTGAGTTTACTGCAGTGAAAAAAGAGGAAGCCATAGTTGAATCGGAAGTTCCGGATATACATTGTACTTGTAATAAACCGTTTGTTACTGAAGCTGCTGTTACTTGAAAATTAACTTGATCTCCCCCAGAATTTGCCCCAGAAAAATTATCATTTACTGCAGGCCAAGCAGTAAGATTTTGATTACCAGGATCTGGGTTTGTTACTGTTGCATTCCCCCAAACTCCACCAGCCCAATTAACAGAAGCTTCTATTGTTTTAGTTCCATTTGTTAATGTAATAGTTTCAGTACCTGTACCAGATGGGTTAGGACCTATTGCTGTTACAGTAGAATAAGCACTTAAAGCATTTGTTGCTGTTGAAAATTTATACTTACCATTAGCAGGTGATGGTAGTGATGTTTGCATAGAATCATTATATTGTACAGCTACATAGTATCTTGTAACCCCAAAACCATCATTTATTTTTATAGTTTTATTTGAAGTAGTACCAGAAAAACCATTATTAACAAATAATAATGAATCACTACTAGCTGCTCCAACTTTAGATCCCGAAGGATAAACTAAACTAGCTGTTGCTCTAATAGGTACTGCAGTTGCTGGACCATTACTTCCAGGTACTGTAGGAAATCTTGTTGTATTATAAGGACCAGGTAATGCTAAATTTAATGAGGGTGGTGTATATGCTAGATTAGCATCTGGGTTTTTATTATTTCCATCAGCGAATATTCTATAGGGATTATATTGAGAGGGAATAACTTCAAAATTACTGCCACTAAATTCACCATCATAAAATTCTTCTTGAGTATTTACTGTAACTGTGTCCCCAGTAAAAGGATCTAAAACATTATATGATTGAGTAAATGCTGTATAAGATGAAGTTGGTGTATTATATTTATTAACACTTCCTCCTGCACTTCCTGTTAAGGAATGCATTCCTATACTTGAAGTAATTAGAAGATTTTGTTGCGACATTATACTATTAAATCCGGTTTGAGTAGTAGCTCCAAAGCTATTAGAGCCGGTTTCAGGCGTCTTAGCTACAGGAGTTTGTGTATGCATACCAATCACTGCATCGGTTTTATTTCGTTCTAATAGATGTTGTTTTACGATAATTCCTGTACTTAAACTAGTACGAGCAGGAACATAATTTTTAATTGCCTTAAATAGTGAGGTTTCATAAAATTTTATTAATCTATTATAATCATATTCTTTTTCTATTATAGTAGGTAATCCTGTATATCTAGGATCATTAATAGTAATACCTTGATATTTTTTAAAGTAATCATTTGCTATACGAGTTAATTCAGGATATCTATCTGAGCTTTCTGATATAAATCTTGGGTCTGCTATTGCATCAGAAACTACTCCATGCCCAAACGTTGCAATTATATCATCATTTATTTCATTTTGAAATGAAAATCCAACTTCTAATGAATTTAAATCTTCTGTATAACTAGCACTTTGTTCAAATTCTTGTTGTATACTTCTAAAAGGTGATAAAACAGTACTATACTCATTTTTATCAATTACTTGAATTTTATTTTTTATTCTATTCCTAATACCAGCTGATGGCTGGTCCATGTAGTTTATTTGGGTATTAGGTTCTAAGTATGATGATGTTAATGATGTTGTATATGTACCATCACTTCCTGCGTAAACAATAGTATAACCACTTCCAGTATTATAAATATTTGAAATAGGTGCAAGTGGGTAAAGAAATGATGAAGTATATAATGTTCCTTTTTTATTAACTAAAGAAGGATGTAATGATCCTAAAGCACTTCCCCCAAATGATGGAAAGTTAATTATATCAGGTGTTCCCCCAAATTTAAAAATAGCTACAGCACCTCCATCCTCAACTGCAGCTAAAGAAACCCCTGCAGAACCCGTAACATCAGTATATTCTAATTCATTTCCTAATGGTAGTCTAAAAGATAATAAATCATAAGAACTACCTTCTCCAGTATTTGAATCTTCATGACCCTGAATGGATTCAGGATTCATTACATAATCATTAAATTGAGATGATGATAATGCTCTTCTATAATATCTAAATTCTTGAAATGATCCTGAAAATGAATCACCTAAACCTATACCAGCTGTACTACCAACTACAATTGATGTTGGTCCTATTAATTTATTATAGTCAGCAGTTGCAGACATATATCCTCCTAACATAACACCTCTTGCTGAAGGAAGAGCTCCATCATTAGCAAATCTATTCCAAGCTTCATTAACCCCATCATTTCCAATAGTTGTAAGTGTTGATACTCCTTGAAATCCTATTTGATTACCATCATAACCATCATATATATTATTTGCTACTTTTAATTCAAACTGATTATTTGTAGCATTTTGATTTGATGCTGATATGTGAGTTTTTCTTTGCAATTGTACAGACCACCAACCATCATTAAAAAATGGTAATGATATAGGAGTTGATTCTCTATACCCACCAGCTAATGATGAAGATATTCTAAAAGATAAACTTCCATATTGGCTAGTTGTTGGTAAAACAGATCCTGAATATGATCCTGATTGTGATCCTGAGTAATGTAATGTAATACCAAAATCGCTATATGTTCCACTAGTTGTAGAATTTTTTACTAATAAAGATTGAGAAAAATTTGATGTTGCTGTTATAGGTTCTGCTGCTTTAAATCTAAACTGAATGCAATCAGGAACAGCTATATCAGGAACAGCTGCTGTTTCATAATAATTACCTGTTAAAGGTGCCCATGGGATTCTTATTGATCCACTAGGTGATAATGCTCCTTTTTTATAGTCATAAGTAGTTAAAGCATTACTATAACGATTCATCCATAAATCATAATCATTTTTATCATCCTTATTTTTACCCCCAAATTCACTTATACGAAGCATTGTATTAGGAACTCCCCATATATTAATTAATTGTCTTAATCCAGTAACAGTTCCTTTTCTTTTTACTAAAGAAACCATATTATGAAAAATTCTTTTATAAATTTCTTGAGCCGTATTATCTAAAGGATAAGGAAAAGAAGGATCTGCTAATGCTATAACATACCCTAAAGTAGATTGTTCTTGATCATAATAATTTATAACTGAACCAGAAGCTATATCTATGTAACGATCAATATATTCTAAACCTGATCCTGTTGCAGGAAATACTCCTACCCCATTAACATTAAATCCTATAGAATTAAAGTCATTACCATATGTTTCAAATCCTAAAGATTCTATTACATCATCAGCCATACCTAAAGGTAAAACTGATCCTGTTAAGCCTGAATTTGTATTTCTAACTTGTTCGACAGCTTCAGTATAAAGATACATTTCATCAAAAGTTTGACCTGTCATGTTTACAAACTTAACATATTGATCATTACTATTATTATCAGTAATATATGGAGGAATTAAATAATATAAATAATCTTGATTGTTTTCATCATATCTAGAAGCTGAGTATATTTGGTTTTTTCCTGTATTATAATATAAATTATTTTCATCTGTACTCCCAAACCAATTTGATACAGCTGAACTTGTTACTGAGTAGTTTTTATAAGGGTATGTTGATGAGTATTTAGGCCATGATTCAGATCCTGTTACATAATATAAAAAATATTCATAACTATCAAATTTACTAATAATTTTATTAATATTATTACTAACAGAATTATAACTAGAAGAATAGTTTGGAGTAGTATTTGATGCTCCCGTTATGGTTTCAAGATTTGATAATTCTGCTTCATAAGCTTCAATTGAAACCATTTTATCATAAAAATTATTTAATCTTTGTTCGGCAGAAGAAAATTTTACAAATTCACTCCAATCTCCCCAATTTTTAGTTAAAAATACACCCTTTTGGTCTTGTAAAGAATTAAATTGATAATAAGATTGAGAACTATTTGTGTTAACTAAATCTGTTAGTGATTTAAAATTAGTAGAATTATTAACTTTATCTTTAATATCTATATTATAATTAGGACCCTTTAATGAAAGTAAATTATCTATAAATTCTAAATTAGGATTAAATTCTACTTCAAAAACCTGAGTTTCTCCTACTTTTGTAATTATTTGAAGTTCTTCTTCTAACTGATATTCTGCAGGGAGGGGTTGGTATAATTTAATTAAAATAGAAGTTGGGTCTGAAGAGCCCTCAGTTGAAGGTTTTTCTAATTGACTATTTATTCCTATAAAATTTCTGTTCCCTATAAATGATATATAAAATTCATCAACATTTTGTCTAGCACTTAATTTATTTTGAAAATTATTATAATAAGTTTCTATTTGTTGAGATGTTAAAAAATTATTTTGGATTCTTAATTCTGTTCTATCTCCAGAAATATCTTTTATAAAATAGGGATGCTGTTCATAACTTCCATCTTCTTCTATATCTAAAGCTTCAGATCCTAATTCATAATCTATAAAATTATAAACAGCATAAAACTTACCATTTGAATACCCTTGATTATAAATGTCTTCATTTGGGTGTAATTCAAATTGATTATAAATTGAAGTAGAAGATGTTGATGTAGAAGTACCTAATTCAGGCAGTAAAAATGATCCATTACCTTTATAGTCTAAATCTGTATATAATATAGTTTTAGTATAATCATATATATAAAATTGAGTTTTACTCTCAAACTCAGTAAAAGATCCTGTTAATTCTATTGATGGAACAATAGCATCTAAACTTAATTCAAATCCTTCTTGAAAAAAGGTTTCGGCATTTAGCTGTGTTAAAGATGAAGAGATTGGTATTGCCATTTATATTTATTTTATCTTATTCTTGAATCATTAGATACTTCTGGTGTATTATTTAAATTATCTCTACCTGTCCCTGAAAATGTTTGGTCATCAGGATTAATAGCATTATCTAGATTAGTTGCATCTTTAATTAATTGTAAATTTTCAGCTCTTAATTCATCAATTTCATCTAATAAAGCTTGTATTTCATCACTAATGGTTGCAAAATCAGCATATTCAGCACTAGTTTTTGCAAGATACTGATGAGATTCTATTTCTCCAAGCTTAGGTATAATGTAAAAGAATTTTTCATAAAGATACCAAAAGTCATCTAAATTAGCTAGATCTCTATCAAAAAAAGAAGGATTTGGAGTATCTATTAACTGAGAAAAACTAGTATCTATAGTTTCATTAAATTTATCTCTATCAAATCTTTGGGCCTTTAATGTTATTTTTTTCATTATCCATTTATTACTTTAAACATTATATCTTCATCAAATACCTTAGTAGTACCATTAATTTTAGTTTTTAATAAAACAGTATAATATCTTTCTGGTTCTAACCCTCCCATATAGATGTCAAAATAACTTGAAGTTGTATCTGCACTTACTTTAGTGTATTCACTATCAAAATTTATTACATATTCATTAGTTTCTGAATCTTTTATAGCATATTGAGCTTGTTTTGGTAAATAATAATTAGTTAAATAACCAGAAGCTGTTTGAAATATTTTTTTAGGGTATTGAGGTACTGCTGCTATTCTAAACCTTTGTACACTTTGTGGATAATAAACTCCATCATTATTATATGAAGATATAAATGCTTCTGGTTGGTATAATGTTTGCATTTGGGATGATGTACCATAGAAAAAGTCATCAAATTTTATTTCTAATGTAGGTGGATAAATTGTATTAGTATCTACAGAATAAAATTTAAAAGTTGAGGCTTCTGATTGTGAAGGAATTAATTCAACTGATGAGGTTTGTTTTATTATAAACCCCTCATTAGGTATATCTCCACCTAATCCCTCAGATTGACTAAACCAAACATCTACAGCAAAGGTTACATCTACATCTAAATCTATAGAATCAGCATACGTAAAAGTTTGAGAAGAGGTTATCGCTTTAGCAGTAGAAGATCCAGTATACCATGTTCCTCCTCCAGTAGTTGTACCTTGATTTTGAGAATAAGATCCTGTAGTTCTAATTGTATTAAATGTTCCATCATTCCAATTAATACCTGTTTTTCTTTCCCCCCAATTACATCCATCTTGTGTAACAGGTGAATCTCCAAATTTTCCTGTTCCCATATCCCAACTTTGAGAAACGGGATAAACCTTTAAGTATGATGTTGAATTTAAGTTTGTGACTACAGCAGCATAGTTTTTTAAATCAGCTCCCCATTTTCTTTTTTTAAAATCAACACTACTTAAAGTTATTGAACCTGTAGTTTGGGAAACTCTACCATTAGTGGAAAAAGATTGGGATAAATTTGTTGTTAATAATATATCACCTGCTTTATAATTTTTACCTCTATTAGTAAGTATAATACTTGATATAGTATTTCCAGATATTGTTATATCTCCAAATGCCCCAACTCCTGTTCCTGTAGAACTAGTAAAGGGTACATTTAAATAAGTTCTATCAACTAAATCTGTAGGGTTTATAGTAATAGGAGATGCTAATGCATTGCCTACTATTAAATAACTTATACGTGATCCTGATATATAACTAGTAAATGCACTGTTTATTTCGTCTTGTGAAAATTTTATTAAATATCTACTAGTTTGTGCTGAATCATCTAATAAATAAGTTGATGCTTCTAATATCTCATCTAACCCTGTATTCATATTAGTATTTTGGGTATATAAGGTAGCGTCTTTTTCAGGAAATAATTTATAAATTGCCATTTAATTATATATTAAAGTTTTTCAAATCATTAAGTTTAGGTTTTACATTTTCAGGAACAATACTTTCATCTATACTATCGGGTATGCCTCCTTCTGCTGGGAGTTGATCTATAGGTGTGCCAACAACTTTTTCAATATCTAAATTTGGATCTGCTAGTATTTCTAAGTAAGTCCTATCAGGTGTATATTGTTGTAATGTCATTGTTTCCAATGTTCCTCCATCTTCAGAATTTATAGTAGTATCTATAAATTTTGCTCTTGTAGGATATCTTAAAACTTTATAATCTCCTCCATCTATAAATGAAGATTTTGTTCCATTTGCCTTTGAAGTTCTATTAGGTCCACCTCCTGTTCCTTGTTTTATTCCTGATTCTGGGTTTTCAACATCTAATGCTGTTACTTTTAATGTATCTGTTAAAGGAGATTCACCGTCTGTAGCCCTTACTATTCCTTCTTTATTAGTATAAAATGGATTTGAAGGGGTATAAGTTTGTATAAAACCTGATCCATTAGGACCATTATCATTAATAGGACCCCCACTTCCTCCTTGTTTTACTCCAGCTGATGTGCTTTCAACATCTAAACCTGATATTTTAGTAGACTGAACTAAATCATTAGTTGAAATATTAGATCTTACTATACCCTCATTATCAGTAAAATAAGCATTAGTTGAAGTATATCTTTGAACAAAACCAGAATTAGGATCATTAGTTGAACCTCCATCAATTGGTGTTCCATCTAAGGGTTGATTATTATTTCCTTTTTCATATTCTGCTTCTAAAGGGGATTGTTTTGGGGGAATTGGTCCTGGATTATTACCTAAATAAGTTCCTGGTGCTGCTACTCCTGTAATACCTTGATCTCCTCTAGTTGTTACTTTAAGTGTATCTCTATATCTTTCTAATAAGCTTTTCATATTTTTTTATTTATAATGGTACTACTCTTCCTACAATATCAGATGTAGGATATTTTAATTCAAAAATCATAGGATCTACTGAAGGATATATAATACCATTATTAGTTGCTGCTGATATATCATATGAATAATCACTATATCCTTTACTTGCTCCTGCTATATTTTTAATAAATACATTAGTTACAGTTTGTACCCCTTCTACTTTATCGATTAATATGCTTAAACTTTTTAATAAAATAGGTTGATTTATATTCCAATTATCTATACTAAAATACTCTGTTAAAGAATTTATACAGTTTAAAATTACTTCATTATTATTAAAATTAGGTAATACTATTATATCAAATTCACAAGTTATATTAATAATATAAGCATCTTTAATTTTTATAGAATCATTTATCATTCTATATTCAGATAAATAAGTTTTTAAATTTTGTTTTAAAGTTGAAGAAGCTGTTCTTAATGTTTTATTTGAATTATAAGATAAAACATACATATCTAAAATTGTAGGTAATTCACCTATTCCATATTCTGCTACTTTAGTAGGTTGAATAAAAGCTTTTGCTATAGTACCTATATTAGCGGGCATACTTAATGCTCTAATTAAATAATCTTGTTGTGTAACAGTTCTTAGTTGATTTTGAAAATTACCTAAAGCATTTTGTCTAATTTCTTCAACTGTATCTGCACCTTGTCCCCCATCTGCTGCTAATATATTATTTGTTGCTAAAGAATTAAATATAATATTAGCTAATGGAGTGTTTGTAAGATCTGGGTTTTTAAATACTACTCCTTCATTATTAAAATTAGTTAATGTGCCAGATTCAACATTGGCAGATAATCCGCCCCCTGTTAAATATCTTATAGTTAAAGTTGTATTAGCAGGTGCAATACCATAAGTATCAGTAAACATAAAATTTAAAGGAGAATAAGCTGCTGTTAATTTGTCTTTTGAAAAAGCTAATCCTGTACCCACATTATCAGGGTTTGGAACTAAATCTTCATCATTGTCAGTTACAGTTCCTGCTCCAAAGCCTAATTGAAGGGTAGTAGAATTTAAAAATCTTGTTGTAAATCTTCTTTGAACTTGTTTTAAATTTAATAAATTAGGAGCATCATCTTGAATTGCATTTGGATCTGTATATGAAGCATTTATTTTTGTAGTAAATACAGTATCCTGTGCTAAATTTAATACTTCATGCCATTGGTTTCCATCACTATCAAAACAATCTAAGACATTGATAATACTAGAAGCATTTATATTTACTGTTGGGTATTTAGAAGGAGCGTTAAATACACTTTGTATTGAATTAATAGTCCCCGATATTGCTTTTCTCGTTTTCTTTAGTAAAAATCTTTGGGGTGTATTAGCTGATAAAGAGTAAATAGAAATATCCGTTGGATCTTGAGAGGAAGAAACAGAAAAATCACAAACATCTTCTGTTATAAAATTAATACTAGCATTTTCATTAGAAGTTAATTGAAAACCACTTGGGATTTTTAAAGCATAATCAAAATCAGGTACAGATGCTCCATTAACATCAATTTTATTAGGTAATAATTGATAAATAGCAACATCTACAGTTGCCGCAGTTGTAACTTTAGGTTTAGAACCTAACATATAAGCTAAATCAAATAAATTTTGTTCTTGTCTAGCATATTGTATAAAAGTTTCTTGTATTTGATTATCTAAATAAAAGGATAAAACATCTCCTACATAAGCAGCCATTTCAATAAATAACATTCCTGTTGAATCTGTAGAAAAATCATTATAAGTGTTAGGAAAATATGTTTGCGAATAATTTATAAGAGAATTTCTAAAACTATTAAAATTTCTTTCAGTATATACTATATTTCTATTTAAATTTGCCATTATTGTATTGCTATATTTATTTCATCCTCTACTCCTATATTACTAATTATATAATTTATAAATAGATTTATTGTATTTGTATCTGGTTGATTATCAAAATTTATATTTTTTATAGTTATCTCTGGAAATTGTAATGTTACGTTATCTTTAATTCTTGTTGTTATAGCACTATTAGTTCCATCATTAATTCCTTCCCCTATAAAATCCCTTAAATTTGCACCAAAAAGAGGTTGCATAACTCTTTCACCTTTGTTGGTTAATAACCAATTAACTAAATTAGTTCTTATTACTTCTTTAGTTGTGTAAGTTGGATTAAACACAGCTCTTCCTGATAGGGGTAAACTAAAGCCTAAGGCAGCACTACCACTACTAACTGTTGGAAAAACATTACTTACAATTTGAGCCATTATTTACTATTCATTAAATTCATTATTTGGTCCATACCCACATTACCTGCAGGAAGAGAACCATTAGCCATATCCATTCCTGGATTTGGTCTAAAAGTTTGTGCATCATTACTTGTAAAAGAATTTGCAGTTTCTCCTAAAATATTTTTATAAGCATCTCTTTTATCTTGAGCTGACATTACTGGAGTAGTTGGAGGAGTTTTTGGTGATGATTGAGTAAAAGATTCTACTATAGGAGTCTGTGATACTACCTTTGGGGATTTTACTGCCTCTAAGAGTATATCTTTTAATTCTTCTTGTATTACTTCTCTAACAGTTTCTTTAAGTACTTTTTTTAATTCTGTTAACTTCATTGTTAGTTTTATTATAAATATTAATAATTTATGTTTTTATATCAATTATAATCCAGTAGGTATAGGTAAACTATTTCTACCAAATTCAAAATACCACTTATCAGCTATTGTTAAACCTCTATTTGCATCTTTTAAATCAAAATAAGTACTTGAATTTGGATTACCCCCACTAGGATACCAAAATGGTAATTCAGAAGCTATTTGGGCGTTTCCATTATACCATACTATCCCTAGCGTATTTAAAAGTTTTAGAAAAACTTTAGTTTTTGCATATGCTTTTCTTTGTTCAAATGTTAAACCATCTTCAGCAGTATTAAAATCAGGTGGGAGTAAATTATCAGGTCTTAAATTTACAGTTTCAACAATATTAATTTCAGCATCATAAATAGCTTCCAATTCAGCAGATGATATTAATTCTGTAGATGTTCCATTTATATAAATTCCATTAATAATAGGTTGATTATAACCTATTCCCTTAGAATTAAAATATTCTTTTAAAGGATCATTAAAACTATAAGGTCTATCTGATAAAAATAAATAATTTGCTACTTCAAAAATAGCTTGCATAAGAGGTTTTCTTTTAGCCATTTCTGGTCTTAAACTTATAAATTCACTTCCTATAGTATTATCATTAAATAAATTTTCAGCTGTTGCTGCTAATCTTTCTGAATATGGGTATAATTTATTATTTGAATTGTTAGCAAAATCTCCGTCATTTTGCCATCTTTTTTCACTTGAATTATAACTTTTTCCTATATTATCTGCGGCATTTAATAAAGATCGAGCTTGTGCTCTTATTTGTGATATAGCCCCATTTAATAGTTCTTCACTTACAGTTTTAGCATAATCTGCTAAAAATAATTTTTTAATAGTAGAATCTAATACTCTATCACCCTGTTGCCATTCATATCCTTCATTAGCTACAGCTTGTTCTAAAACAGTTCTTGAATTATCAAATGCTTCCTGAACTAATGTAGGATAATAACCTTTATTAGGTCCTTGATCTTGTGATAATTCCCAAGCTAATTCATATAATTCTTCAGCTTCTTCTCTACTAGCACCATAAATAGACATTAATATAACAATTTGTCCTTCTTTAAATATAGCTTTTAAAGGATCTTCTGCTGGTTCTGGGGGTGGGAATATTAAATCTTTAGTATCAATTAACCATTTCATCTCATTAACTAAAACTAAATTTGATGAAGAAAAAGATTCATCTCCTAATAATGTTTCTACAAGTGCATTTTCATTATAAAATTCTCCATCTATAACAGATTCTTTATTTTGTGCTATTATTTGTTTTTTATCAAATGAAAAATCTGTAGATAAAAAATTTAATCTTAAATAATAATCTCCATATAATAATCCTGGGGGAGTTGTTAGTATTTCTTCTAATGCTTCGTTAGTTAATACTCCTACAAAATTTTCAGTTGTTGCCTCTAAATCTTCAGCTGTAATATTAGGGTCTTTTTCTATACAATCATTTAAAACAACATCAAATTCATTTAATTTAGTAATTACTTCTCCAACATCTTTTTTAATTATATCTAAAGCTTCAGGAATTGAATCTAAGGATGCTTTTTCTTTATCTATTAAAGTCCCTAAATTATCTAAAGCATCAGAAAAATTATTAAATACATTTAAAGGTAAACCTACACCAGGAGGAACAGATGAGGGTGCTGGGATTTGCTTTATTATAGTTTTTCCAGTATTTAAAGCTTCAGCTGCTATTTCAGAACCTTTTGCTACTTTATTTAAAGTAGCTATTTTTTGTTCTATTTGTTCTAAAGCACCATTAATTTCATTTTTTTGAATTATTAATTTTTTTAATTCATCAGTTGTTGGGCAACCTTCTTTAAATTTATCAATTAATACATCTAGGGATTTGTTAAACTGAAATGTTGCTCTAGTTATACTAGTTACAATTTTTGATATAAAATCTGCTAAAGCCATTATAAAGTTCTTGTTGTTTTTGATTTATAACTTTCAATTGAGGTTAACATAGTTTGAGCTTGTAATCCTACTTTAGTTGCTGATTGTGCAACTGCTATATTAGGTTGATATGGAACTGGTGTACCAACTGTTCCTAAAGCTGACGTTAATGAAACAACGTTATTTAATAATTTTTGAAAATCATCTAAAAATTTATCTCCCAATATTAAAGGTTCAGTAGTACTTTCTTCTTTATCTCCTAACATTATTTTAGTTCCAACTTTAACAACAAAGTTAGATGGAGTATCAAAATTAAAACCTTTTTGAGCTCCAAAAGATATTGTTCTTGCAGAACTAAGTAAAATATGATCATTTTTAGAATTAAATAATAAACGACCTGAATTAACAATAACTTGAGAACCATTATATGAGCTAGGGGAGCTAGGAATTTCACCAAAAGCGGGTGTGTAGGAACTATAATCAGTACTTGCTGCACCTATAGGTATTTGTTGATTTGATGTTAAATATAATGAAGATTTATCTGTATTTATATTTTCTACTTGTGGGATCCAAGAATCATCCTGTGTTTGGGTTTGTCCATTTTTTAGAATAATAATAGGTTCTCCATTTACTCCACTATCTGACCAAGGATTAAAAGGTGTTGAATTATTTACTGTACTCCCAAATCTTATAGTATTACCCCATCTCCCTTCTATTAAAACATCTCCTTCAAAAGGTTGTAAATTTCTTATTCCTGTTCTTTCTTTAAAAGTAAAACCAAAATTAATATCTTCTATATTAGTATCAGATGATACTTCTACTCCAGCTTCAGTTTTAGCATAATTTTGACCTTGGGTGGGTTTAGTAGCAAGGGAATTTGGAGAAGCATTATGATGTATGCTATTCCATATATTAATACTTTGAAAATAATAATATGCTTTGCCAGTAGATGGATTTGTTTGGGTAGTAGCATTAGGTAGTGAAATTATATAAACTATTTCATTTACTAAGGGTAAAAATGTTATATTAGAATATAGGGGACTAGCAAAGCTTAAAGTAGATAAAGACTTTCCTGATGGGTTAGATAGTTCTTCAAATAAAATACCACCTATACTACTATATTCTCCATATTCTTTCCAATTAATAGGATAATCTTTTCCATTTAAAGAAACAAATTTAACTCTTACAGGTATTATTTCTGGTCCTTTTGAAGATTGTAAATTTAAAGGTTTTAAAGAATTTAACCCCGTAGGTGTTCTAGCCATTTTTATTTTCTTTATTAATTCTTTCTAATTTATCCATTTCTGCTAATAATTCAGCTTTTTCTTCTTCTGATATACCAAATTCACCTTCATCATTAGTGTTATTAACTGCTCTTTGAATTATAGTAGCCATTTTTATTAATTGTTCATCATTTTTTACACCAATTTCTAAATATTCTTTTATTAAAGGTACTATTAAGGTAGCATCACCTATTTCTTGTATTAAAGGTTTTAACTCACTTATTAAAGATGTAATTTGTTGTTTTTTAGTGGTTTGATTTTCATATATCTCATGTAGAATATCTGAGAATTTTTTATTACCAAATACTATTGAATCTAGTTGTCCCATAATTTTTGATTATAAATATAAAAAATTTTAGCTTTTAAGATGAAAAATAACCACTTTCTGAAAATATAATATATTTTTCTTTGAATACTTTGTATAGTTTATTAGCTATTTTAGTTATTTTAGGAGTTTTTACATCGATCATTTCTCTTATATAGATATAAAGTGCTTTTTTATTAAAAACATCTATAGCATCTCTTTTTCTAAATAATTCTAAAATACAATCAGCTATTTGAGCATCATATTCCTTAGGAAAATAGTCAAAAATATTTGTAGTCATATGTTTTACATATAAATCAACAAAAATAGATAATCTATCCCCTTCTTTATATCCTTTATTAAATAACTCATCTCCAAAATTATTATCTAACTCTACAAATTTTTGTGATGATTGTTCTAATTTAGTATTTAATATAAAAAAGGAATTTTCTCCAATATCCAAATTTTGATGTTTAGATATATCTCCTATATCAATAGATTCTATTTTTTTCTTATAATTTTTTTGGTTATATACTATTAACCATCTTTTTACAATAGTACCAAAATATGAATAAGCTTTTGCTCCTTTACTAGGATCAAACAAATGAATTTTATCTAAAAGAAATACCATAATCTCATGTTGTAAATCTTCTAAATTTTCAACCCCATCTGTATAATAAAACTTAAAAGTGTGTATTATATTTTCAGTTAACTTATAAAAGGGATAATGTATTTCTCTGGAGTATATATTACTTTTAAATAATGAATCTTTACTTGTATTATAAGCAACAATAGCATCTTCTGTTTCTTGAGTAAAATAATTTCTTTTCTGTCTTTTTTTCTTAGCTTCTCTTATTATATTATCCATGTGTCATAGGTTATAAATCTTTAATTTTAAATCCATTTAATAAATCCTGTATTGTCATAACTGTTTTAAAGAAAAAACCTATTTCATCATCACTCTTAAATCTCCCCTGAGCGTCTAATTTTTTTAATCTTACATCTGATACTTCTATTGCTTTAGAAATCTTATTTAAATATTTCATGTATTCAACTAAAATGTCTTCTTGTTGTTCATTCTTTTGCATTAAATTAAAAACTGCAAATCCTAATACTATTACTAATGCTGAAAGAATTGATATTATTATTGTTTCCATATTATAAATTATCTAACATATTTTTTAATCCTGGGCTTGATAGATTACCTAAGGCTTTAGATTTAGTTGTTTTATTAGAATTTATTGAGAAATTATTAGTTTTTACAGGTGTGGGATTTTCAAATTTAGGTAACCACTCTATCTCAAATTCAATTCTAGCTGCCATCATATCTGCTTGATGTAATATAAAAGGTAAAGATGTTCTTGGTTTTTGTTCTGGCATATAACCTTTTAAATATTTATCATTAGCTGAGTCGTATAATCCATCATGAGTTTGGATAGCTACCATCTCATTAAAAGTATACTTAATATCATGTTGTTGGAGAAGAAATAATGATCTATCAGGAACTGCAGAAAATGCTAATTTTTTATTAAACATATAATCCTCTCCTAATTTATCTTTTCTCCATTTATCAGTTTGAGGAATATATGCTTCATGGTCTGCATCACCCATTTTACCTAAATCATGATTAATAGCAGAAAATACTAATTCTTCAATTGTAAAAGTATTAATATCTGCTCCTTCTTCTTTCCATAATTCATATTGTTTAAGAGCACATCTAACTACTCTATTAACATGGTCTATATATCCTCCTGGAAAAGCATTATGATATTCTTTTTTATGTGCTGCTGGCATTAATATTAAACGTTCTTGGAATTTAGTATAAAACGCTAATAATTGTGTTTGTCTATCACCCTTAATATATTTTTTTATATTAGAATGAAATTCTTCCCAATTAGACTGTATTTTTTCTGCTGTTAATTTCATAACCTTTTATTTTTAATTATAGTGTTTCCTCTTCACGTTCAATAAATCTCATTAAATTTGATGAAGTGTCTTGTAATCTTTTAATTACATCCCTAAAATCTTTTATATCGGCATTAGGTCTACTTAAAATGAATAATAATGTTTTAAAATCTCCATCTAGTTTTTCCACCAACCTTATGCATGTGTTTTTATTTCTCATAATTGTTTATTTATTATATTCTATATTTAATCTCTTTATTATTTATCCTTTATATTAACATATGTACCTTAATACCTAATATTAATTTATATCCAAGATATATAAAATATTTGAGGAATCCAAGTTATTCTGAAAGATAATTTAGAATTTTTTGAAGATGTGCACATTTTTCATATTCTTCGGTTTCTATAAAAAAATTAATTCCTAATTTTAATGAAGTATCTAAATATTCATCTGCATAAGTGTTTATTCCCTTTTTATGATCTTTATTATTTAAATCAATTTTTTTTATATAAGACCATGCTTTATTATATGTAACAAACTCCCCAGCTTCTTTAACATCATTTAAATCTAAATCTTTATTAGATTTTTGAAAAAATTTCATTATTTTTTTATTAAAATTTATATGATTTAATATTAATTTTTTATACATCCCAACCCAGTAGATAGGTGTATTTTTAAAATCAATATGTACTTTACCATTATCAATTCCCTCTAAATCATCATTAGGGCTAAATAAGTGAAAAATATTGTCTAGATTTATCATATAGTATAAATATAATACTAATATATAAAAAATCCAAATTACCCCTAAAGGGATCCACCACCACCGGGCTTATACGACTTGCCCTGTTAAATGCCGTTTAGCTAGGGTACCTCTTAGGCAGCCATTGCTAGTTCAACTTGTTCGCCAGTTATGCGTATGATCTTCATTATATCCTTACTTTATGTCAAATACCTGTACATCCCCGTATTTTATTGTTTATATTTAGTGGAGATGGTGGGAATCGAACCCACGTCCAAAAAAGCAGCTAATATAACTATAAACGATCAAATATAAATATTATACATTCCAATCCTCCTCAGCAATTTGCAATGCTAAAAGGGGAGACATACTTCCATCTGATTTAGACATAGTTACTAAAGCATAATACATAACTTCAGTTAATTTTTGTTGTTTATTTACTCTATCTAATATTTGAGATATTTCTATTATCTCATCACTCCCTACTTTATCTAAAAACTCTTCTTGAAATTTATCCATTTTATTTATTTATTTATTAAAATCTGCATCAAAGAAAAACATTTGCCATAATCTACCTGTTTCTATACTATGACCAAAGTACCCCATTGAACTGTGAATAGATTGCCCATCAAAAATTACCATCCTATTATAAACATTTCCAAATGTATCAACATCCTCATATAAGGTTCCATCTACAAAAGTTTCCTGTTGGGGAAAATAATCAAATATGTTGTCACTTTGAGATGTGTGATATATTTTAGATTTTTTATTTGCAACAACTTTAGTACCTGTTTCAAATGGTGCATTTGGTGTAAGAAATATCATAGCAGCCCATTGTTGAGAATCTGCATGGTAAACTAAAGGTGGAACATTTCCACTACAAAATCCACTTTGGAATACCCCACAAATAGAATAAACATCAGCCCAATTAGTAATATTACAACCCATTGTTTCTTCAATTTTTTCTTTAACTCCATCAAATATAAATTGTTTTCTAGTTCTCCAACCAACTCCTCCATGACCCTTATCCCAATACATTTGTTCTAATGCATATTGTCTAACAGCATCGGGATCTTTATAAAAATCATCAATTACCCATGCTCTTTTTTTCATTTTTTTATTTACCTTAAATTTATTAGTTGTAATTATCCCCCAATCGGAATTATTATCTGAGTCTTTAAATTTAATTTTTGTCATTTTTGTTTTTTATTAAATTAATATATTTTTTTAAAATCCTAAATATTTATTTCTTATATAATCTAAATCCCATGAAGTATAAGAATTAAAATATTCTTTATTATTAAAGGGATATTTACAAGGAGATAATTCCCCCCAATTTTTTCCCCATTTTTTAGTTAAATACTCATAATTTTTTTTATCAACCCTATCTAATTTTTCTTTTATTTGAGGTTCTTCCTTAGATGTCTGTTGACCATTTTTTTCATAATTAATACAATCAGCTATTTCTTTTCCGTGTAAATAAGTATTATCTAATCCTCTACAAACTTTTGGGTCTAAATTTAAAATTCTCATTATATAATCTGTATCTTCTCCATAAGCAGGATATAAATTTTCATCAAATAACCCTACAATTCTCACCCCCATTTCAGTTATAGCAAATAAATCATATGTACCTACATTATTTACACCAGCTCTAGGATGAATCATACTTATCTCCTTATCTTGAGCCATATCTGAAAATTCTTTTAACAAACCCGGTGAAAAAGCAACATCATGGTTAGAAATTATCCAATAGGGCTCCATTAAAAATGATTTTATAATTAAATTCCAAGCTGCTGGGACTCCTAAATTGGTAGGTAAATGTGTAATGTGTATATTTTTAATAAATTTGTTAGCTATATTTTTTAACTTATCTAATTCTTCATTAATTTCTCCCCTTCCGTTATTATTAATTATAAATAAATTATCTACAGGATAATCAATTGATAACATTAACCTTTTTACCCAATGAACTCCATTTACTATTGGAACTCCAATAACAGGTATACTTTTCTTATCTTCCATTTCTTTTATTTTTTAACTAAATGTGAAATCCCCACATTTTCAATGGTTTCTTTTATTAATGTTTTATACCTTTCATTTAAATTATTATTGGGATTATTTGCTAATTCTAAAAATAACTCCTTACTTTCTTGTGTTTTTCCTATATACCACCCTGCAATAGCCTTATAATATAAAAATGCAAAATACCCATCATACCTATTATAATACTCAAAATCTTTATTACTTAATATATTAGAAATTCCTATACAAGCATATGAATACATGGTTAAATATTTTTCTTCTGAAGAAGGAATTCTATCCCCACAAAATTCTAACCATAAACACATAGCATTATAAGCTTCAGGTCTATGTGGAGAATGTGATATTGCTTGAAGTATTTGTCCTCTTTCAAATACAGGTCTACCCCCTACTTTAGCCATACAATCCCAAGAACATAATAAACTTTCGTAAACTAAATCATCATTTTTAGACAATTCAGCACTTCTTAAATAATAAGATATAGCTGAAGCATATTGTTCTATATCAAAATAACTATTTGCTAATTCAAAATTACATCTATCTTTTCTAGGATTAAGGATATATTTATTTAATTTATTTTCTAATTTATAATTTCTCATATTCAATTTTTTCTAATATTATTTTAGGCATTTTAAGTACATACGCAGCATTATCTTGAAAGCCAAAGGTAATTAATAAATCATCCCCAACTTCAGCTAACCCGCAATTAAATTCTATCATAGCATCCATAAATTTAAATTGTTTAGATATTTTAACTATATTCCAATCTTTATCATAAAAAACAAATCTATGATAATAATGAGCATCTTTTTCATTTCCAACAGGATGCCATGGAAAAAAACATTCATGAGTAATACATAATCTATATTCCCCAAATGGTATTACTTGTGACCCTCCTCTTAAATCACAACCTGATAATTTTTTAGCAATTTTTTCACTAGGATCTTTTTTTACAATTACTTCACAATTTTTATTTTTACAATCAACTTTAACTAATTCTATGGGATCAGCATGTCTAATAAAATGATAGGGCATATCTAAAACAGGCATCCAATTTTTTTCAAGATATCCATCCTTTTCAGGAACTTCTATTCTATCTCTTGTAACTTCAACAAATCCTTCATTACCTAATATAACTTCACACATTTCCATTCTTCCCGTTCCAATTTCATCAATATCTCTTCTTACACCACAAGTGTATAATTTATTATTCCATCTAAATATTCTTACATCTTCTTGTCCTATAAAATCCCAAAGTGGAGGTTTATCATATTTAGTAGTATCAATTTTACTTGATCTACTTATATTTAAATCATCGTCTAAATGACATAAATAATTAGTTGTTTCTAAAAATGCAAATTCTTCAGGATTCATGTATTGCATACACCCCCACATTCCCCAATATTTTTGGTTAAATTCAACATGGTGCATAACATATCCTACATGCCTTATATTAACTAATAATCCTTCATTTTCATCATTATAAATAGTAGCATTACATAGTCCCGTTCCTCCTGTAAATTTACTTGGAATTATTAAAGGTTTTATACTACCCCCATGTTCTAAGGACAGTTTAACTAAATTATTTTCTTCTGGATATAAATTTTCCCAACTCATATATTTGTTTTTTTATTTATTTTGCATTACTATGTGACATTCATATTATATATATTATACAACGCATAAAAACCGCAAAAAAACGCGGTTATATGCGCATGTATTAATTTATTAACAAGCAAATTCTAAAGCTTTTGCAAACATGTTTCTATTTAAATCAATATCTTGTTTGAAATTCTTAATTATACGAGCTTGTCTTTGTTTTCCTGATTTAGTATTGTAATAAAAATTACCATTAATAATATTTTCTTGTACTCTATTAAATACTTCCCATAATCCATTACCTCTATCTTCATTACGTTGAGATTCTAACACATCTTTAACTGCAACATCATTAAATGTATTATCTGTTCCTTTAACTCTAATATCAAGTAATGATTTTGCTAATTCTAATACTTGCTCTCCTTCTAATTCAATAGATTTCATTTTATTCATAGATTCAACTGTTAATGGTAATTTTTCCACCATTTCTTTAATCATTGATTGTAGATCCTCAAATGTGTAACCCATATGACGCATTTTTACATCTTCAAATTCTGTATCTGCAATAACTAAACCATTTTCACAAATCATTCTAAATAATCCTGCTGTAAATGTAAAAGCATTTTTACCATCATGAGAGTTTGTTAATAATATTTGTGGGAAAACAGTATCTCCATCTTCTCCATTAATAACAATATCATTATTTCTAAATACTAGTAAGTGTTTTTGGAATCCTTTTGTTGATTTAGTTCTAGCTTTAACTTCTTTTGCATCAACAACTCCCCAACCTAATTCTTCCATATCATTAATAACTTCTTCTGTTGGAATATGAGTATATTTATCTGATACCTCATTTGAAGGATTCATTGTAAATACTGAAGGAGCTACTTTACTAATTTCTTCCTTACTCATAAATTTTGCTGATTGTAAATTTTCTATATTGATCATAACTTTTATTTTTTTTAATTAGTTTTTATTCGTTTTGCATCTATTTATACCGTAAATATACGAAAGCTCTCTCGGGTATCCAAGCTTCCTGCGCATTACTTTATTATTATCATTGATTTAGGAACTACAAATGTTTGACCATCAAAATTAACCTTACATTTTTTATTATTAACTTTAATAATTTCACCAATCATTCCCATAACTTTTTTATGATCAACACCAACTTTCATTCCTACTCTAAATCCTGGTTGTTTTAATTGAATCATTTGTTCAACTAAACCTTTAAATTCATTTAATTCTTGTAATGATAATTTGTGTAAACCTTCTGTTGTTTTTGTAAAATTCATAACCTTTATTTTTATTAGTATGTGTGCGTTTTGCACTCATTTATGACATAAATATACGAAAGGTCTCTTGGGGAGCCAAATATTTTCGCGGGAGTCTTTAATTATTTTCTCTTATTTTCACCGTAATATCATGGGGTGCAAATTCATTACCACCAAAATAGGGGTATAAGTAATATCTTTTAATTAACCCCCAATTCCCCTCAGGTCTCCTTCTAACCATCGTAGTATCACCCTCTACAGTAATAATATAATAAAAAGTTTTAATATCTATTGTAGCATTATAAGGTATGTTTGGTTCTATAGTTCTTATAGTAGCTGAACTATGGCTACCATCCTCATGTCTTAACCAACATAATTCTATTTCACCATTAATATATCTCCAACCTAATCTTATTGAATATTTTTGATGTGTAACACCAAAATCGCTAAAGCCATAAATCTTATTTACATCATGTTGGTTCTCTGGTATTTCAGTAGTGTAAATTGCAGACTCATCTAACATAAAGTCAAAGTTTATTCTTGAGTTTGTAGGGTGGTTAAAATATCTACCAGAACTATGTGTACCTTCAAGTATTACATAAGTTCTAAAACCAAAATCATCAGTATCTTTTTTACATGAAAATAATATTAAACATAGTGTTAATACTAATCTAATCATTTATTTTAGGCATCATTTGATTCAATAACTAAAGAAATACCCCCAGTTCCACTAACATTCAAAGTATTAGGTGGAATAACATTTAGAGGGGCTAATTGGAATGATGAAGTTACTGAGGAAATAACTACACTATTTATATAATTTGAAGATACATACCCATTTAAATTAATTCCAGAACTAGTTATTAAAGAACCCGATAAAGATCCAGTAAATCCAAAACTTCCACTACCAAAACTACCACTAAAACTACCACTAAAATTTCCATTACTATTTGGTTGTACCCCTATATTAAAATATGCAGAACCATTAGAAGCATTTGGGTGATATATAGTAAATAAATAAGGACTTTGAGGTGAATTATTTTGTAATTGTGAACCTATTAAACTTCCGGGTCCATTTAGTTGTGTGGAAGAAAAGTTAAGAGTAAGTGGCATAATGTAATTTTATTATAAATATTATCAAATTCATAAAGCCGTCTAAGATTTCTTCTTCCTAACATACCCACATACCTAGATACGTATATACTCCCCACCATTGAAAAATTTATTAAAAAAAATAATTTGGGGGTATGGAATTTTCCAAACCCTTACCCATATGGGAAGTAGTAATTAAAAGTGTAGCGCTAGAGAAAAAACCACCACCATGAGTATAATATAAATGGCTGGTGCGATGTCAATTTTCTCTTTCATATTATTATTCATGGTCATATATAGATTAAGCTGGAATATTAAATGGTAAAGTAATTGTACTAGGGTGTTACTTGTATATGACTTAATGATGACGAAATTGGTTTACAAAAGTTTTCCAAGGAGGTGATATGATTATTGTTATTCCAGCGTGGGAGAAGAATGTTACGGTGAAGATTAATACCAACCACCGGTACCTTATATCAATATATACTCATCCGGTGACACTCTTATAAAATCATCACTAAATTGAATGTAGGGTTGGTCAATGATATAAGTATATACAATCGATGGGTTATCTACGTGTACGATCTCTTAAGTGGTCCACATCCTTTCTATCGCGTATCCACGCCATATGGACATCCGCGCACGGTGGGTATTATTATATAGTACGGCGGCGGTACGCCCGCCAATGGTAGGTATGTAGTAGATATAGCGATAATAGTTGTATCGAATCCAGTTACGCGTACGGTGAAGATATTATATAATAAGGTACCCCCAACCTTGGTATAAGGTGCTACCGCATTAACTAATAAGTATAAAATATGTAATAAGGGGGTACGGTCAACTTACCCACCGTAGTATTATTCCCCACGGCTGGTATTATTACCACAACCGTTCACCCATAAATGTACGACCCCTCCCCCACATATCCACGCCCTCCCACACATACCTTGCGGTTCACAACCATTCACAATTAATTATTTATGAAAATTCGTGAACAGGGTTGGTTCACAAGTATATATTTGGTAACTATAGTAGAGTTTGGATGCGCATCAAATGGGGGTTAACACCACCTCGCTTCTATGTCATATAACCCCATTATTCATTGTCACATGCAATTGATATTTATCATCTACTTGTCATAATTGGTAGGTGCTTGTCCTACTTATGGATTTAGAAATGGAGCCCACGCAACACTCCACGTAGTTACCCGTTTATTCCAGTCTATTACCCAATGAATTTCCATCTCTATCTACGTCATCGCTTAAATAAACTCCATAGATAATACACCCACACCCAATAATTGTCCAGTTCAAAATCAATGCACTTATCCCAAGTAACATCCACATTAACCATTTATTCATATCATTATCATTATTTAATTTTATCAATTATCCACTCGGGGAAGGTCCACTTCTTAGCGATGCGATGTACCTTTATTCCCCAATGCTCAAGTGAAAGTATTTTAGTTAAACACGGCTCACATATGATATTTTTACCTGATCCCTCTTTCTTCACCGTAATCTCTATCCACGCTGAATTTACTTCATCACACACATTACATCTCCTCTTCCACTTGACTTCCCTTATTCGTTTCATACTTCTTGATCATTCCACCAATCATCTTCACTATCAAATTCATCTTTATAGAATTCTTCCAATCGATCTTGCTTACGCTCATCTGCTATACCCTCCATATAATTAACGAAAAATCCTGCACCAATAACTAGCGCAATCACACCAATACCTGCTAAAACTTCTATCATAACCTATTTATTTTAATTAATAACTGTATATACGTAGTAAATCAATGCAATATGTAGAGAAGAGCTTGAAGCTTTATTTTTCTCTTATTATTGCTTTTAATTTTCTTTCCTCTGCTTTTAATCTTACTTGCTCTTTTTTTACTTTTTTTAATCTCATTTGAGCTATAAACTTTTTAGGTATAAATAATACATCCCAATTTTTATCTATATTTCCCTTACCTAATATTTTGTAAGTATAACCTAAGTCTAACAATGATTTATATTTATTTTCTAAATTTAATTTTGATATTGGCTCCTTTTTACTATAATCATCCATACATTCCATAACAATTATAGGTTTGAATTTTTTTATTGTGTTTAATCCTCCTTTTATTACTTTTTCTTCATATCCTTCTACATCTATTTTTAAATAATCTAGTCTATCTAAAGTTAAAACATCAAGATTAATTAAATCTATTTTAGTTTCAATACTATTAGTTGATCCATTTTCAGCAGAACTTAAAACTTCATTAGTAACCATACCTCCTTCTAATATAGTTGCTCCAGAATTATTATTCCCAATCCAACCTATTTTTGTTGACTCAATCTTATCTCCTACACCTACTTGTTTTGATATAACATTTTTACATTCATTTAATGATATGTTCTTATTTAATAAATCAAAAGATTCTTTTGTAGGTTCAAAAGCATAAACAGTTTTAGCTAATTTACTAAATACCATAGTAAGTGTACCAATATGAGCCCCTATCTCTACTACTACAGAATCAGAATTAATATATTTTGAAGCTAAATAGTGTTGATACTCTTCCCATCTATATCCCTTTCTTATACAATCTGATATTATACAATTTTTATAAAGTTGGAATTTAATAGTGTGTTCTTTAAAATAATTTCTTACATCCCAAACTTTTTCATCTACTATAAATGTATTATTTTTTCCCATTACTTTAATCTTAATTGTTTATTAAATACATATCTTTCAATTGGACTTAACCCTTCATACCAATTTGGGAAATCACCACCTTTAATATTCATATATTCGTCCCAAATTCTTTTATACACCATAACTTTCATTTGGTCCATTCATATCATATGATATTTTATTCTTTACTTTTATAATAGCTTTATCCATTCTATCTGCTACTTCCATATGTGGATGTTTTTTAGCTAATTTTTGGGATTCTTTCATAACTTTATCATATATTCCTAACTCACGTGCTTCATATAATATGTCTTCTACATTTGCCATAATTTATAAATTTAATTGTATTTTCTTTCTATATTCTAAATAATCCCACTCACTGAACATTGTATTGGGATTATAATCTTTTTGTCCTTTATACCATTCTTTGTTGGGTTTTGTCCTTAAATAATCTTCTAATTGTCCATGGATTGCATTATCAATATAATCAGGTTCTGCTCTAAACCAATCTGCACAAAATTCTCTATAACCATCATCTGTTTGTCTACCACTAAAAAATGGTCCTACACCATAACATTCCTCAAACCATAAAGCTTTATAATTATTTAAGTAAAACAATATATTAAGTATTGATTGGTCATGGCGATGTTCTATAAAACCATCTAATTGTTTATTATTACCTAAATCATCATTAGTAAATAAATAATTGTTTTTAGTTATTAACTCTAACCACAATTTAATAATATCTATACTTTCTTTACATTTACGAATAGCTATCATTCCACTTTCACTATGTGATGAATTTAAAAACTTTTTATTGTTTTCTAAATTAAATTCTTTAAGGAGTGATAATTTTACAAACTTTTGTTGTGTATAACCACCACCACCATCTCCTTCTGCATTACCTTCACCATTTATTAAAATAGGTTGTTTATGTAATTTGTGTAAATATTCATTTAATTTATCTTTTCTATGTGGTAATATTCTTGATCCTGCATCTGTATAAAACAAATAATCCCCATTATCCATATACATTAGTTGGTTTAATAAAATATAAGGTTTCCATATCCAATAACCAAACCCTCTTGGATTATTATTAATAAAATCTTTATGTTTATCTATAAAATCTTTTATTTTAGAAGGTGTAGATGCTATTACATCATCAAACCATCCTGTTTCTTTAGCTTCGCTGCAAATTCTATCTAGTTGATTTTTAAATATCCCGTTACCAAAACTAATAAAATATTTTTTCATTATAATAACCCTTTATCTTTACATTCATTTAAAAAATCATTTGGATACATTTGTATTCTACCTGTATAACTTGGATTATTTATTTTTTTATTTTGTATAGTAACCTTACATTTAGCTGCTTCATATGCTATTCTTTGTCCTAATTCACCACCAGCAGCATGACCTAAATAATCATATAATGATAAATAATCTCCTGTGTATGATTTAATTTTACTTTTCATAACTTACATATATTAATTCCTTACCATATTTATGTTTTTTACTACGATCTTTACCTTTAGCAATAGTATAGTTTTCTCTTAAACGTACTAATTCTAATTCCACTTGGTTACGTGAAGGAATATTTCTAACTGATATAGTGTTTCTAATACCTTTTGTAGTTTTTGTTTTTTCATCTACAATTTTTGGTGCTTTTTCAATATGTGCTGTTAATCTAAAACCCATGTTTATTTTTTATTTATATATAATTTATTATTTCTAATATACATTTTACCTACTGGAATTTCAGTTAATTCTCTACCTAGTAAATCATATATTTTATTATTATTAATTTTATTTAATATTAATTCATTTATTAATGTTGTACCTCCCATATTAAATAATACATAAGTACTATCAGTATAATCAAATATTAATGAATCACAGTGACTACATACTACCATTTGATTAGGAGTATAAACATAAGCATCATAACAAAATTTAACTGTGTCAGTCATATTTATTTGAGGAAAAGAATATGGATTATTACCTTGTGGTGTATAACATGCTACTGAATTACACGCTGAAAATAGCCATTCAATTGAATCTACCATATTTATAATTCCACTTGCTTCTCCATATACTGTTAAAGGTAAACCTTGTATTACAGTATACGACAATGAGTCACATAAATTTGATTGTGCTTGTGTTTGTGTTTGTAGTCCAAGCGAAACTAATAATACTAATAATATTTTTTTCATTTTATGTATTTGTTTACTTTAATATACGAAATTTATTTATCTTTACCAACCTTACTTATTTTTTCTTTCACATCATCATGCCACATTTCCATCTCATCAATATTATAATCAACAGTATTATCATCATCAACTACTATTTTTAACATACCATAAGAATCTCCCCCTTTAGAAGTAAGTTGTCTATATTTTTGATATATAATTTCATCTTTTTCATGACATTTATTACATACAACTCCTCTACCAACTGTATTAGTTGCTTGATCATATAATGATACTTCTTCTAATAATTTTTGATCAATTTTTCCATCAACATTGTCATACCAAAATTGGCCATATTCTTTATCCCACTCTTTAATTAATTTTTCATAACCCTCATTTAAAGGAGACATTGCTGTATAATGTTCTTCATTTTTTGTGTTTTTGCCACACCAATCACATTTATTCATAATATTTAATTTAATCTAATAATATTTTATATGCCTCAAGATTATGTTTTCTAAACCAATCTAAGCCATGCTTAAATCGTTTAATACCATCCTCAGGTATATTACCAGGCATCATTTCAAACACTAACTGACTACCAACTATAAAATCATACATCGATAGCTCCTCAGCTGTTAATTCAAATTCCTCACCTGAAAACGGATTTCTAACTACATCACCCTTATCATACACTGTTCCATCAAACCAATCTGGTAGTTTATTTATAGATCCCATACGCTGTGTTTTCTTTTACGTCTATGATATTCATACCATATACTTTTAATTAGTTTTATCATTTGTTAAATAAATATTTCATTACGGGTAAAGATTCTTCAAATGTGTTTCTAGTAATTGAAGAATTTATTTCATTTATATATTTTAAATTAACCCACCAATCTTCAAAAGGTGAACCATATTCTTTTGATATATTCCCAGCTATTAAAACATACCCCTTAGACTCTAAAAACTTTCTGGATTTTATTCTCCATTCAGGTTCTGCATAAGCATCATGTTCATAAGTTATAACTTTAAAATCAACTGTATCAAATGGTAATCTCTCTAAACATTCATAAGTACCTCCTGGTGGGTCTATATCAACTTGTAGATAATCTATTATAGTATTATTTAAAATATTTTTCCAATCACAAGTTATAGCATTAGTTAATAATAAAGGTTGATCTCTATCTTTATGCCACTTTTCGTCCCAATATTTTTTAAACCCACTTTTTGAAAAGCTCTGATTATCACAAGTTATAACTACACTATCATCCCAATCATCATATCCATAATCTATAGATAAACCATTCCACCCAAATTCCTTTTCTAGTAAATATGTATTATTTCCACTTACAGGACCAGCAGCTCCAATTTCTAAATATGTTCCCTCTTTTTTTCCATCTAAACATTGTAATACAAAAATATCTTGAAATACTTCTGAATAGTTTGTTTTAATTTTATTACTACCTTTAAAGGGAACTAATAAATCTTTTAAATCGTGTCTTAATAACATAATATATTTTAATTATTTAATAAATATTTTTTAATATGAGATAAATTACCAACATTATCAATTATTTTAAAGAGTTCTGTGTAGTCAAACTCTATTAAAGAAAATCTTTCTCTCCCTAAAAGATCTGATGATGATAATTTAGGGTTGAAATTAATTATTTGTTCTTTTGTATCATTACTTCTTAGTTTTTTTATAACTTCTGGGAATTCTAAATGCCAAGAATGTGAATTTAATTTATGTAATCTTTCTTTAGAATTACCCATCCATGATAAATGCCATCCTAATTTTATATCTTCAAACCAAAATATTTTATAAGGGAAAGAATCAATATGACCCCCAATTCCACATTCGGGTCTTACTTTTGATGGGTTATGTAATTTCCAAAATGATCCTTTTGCTATAAAGGGTACTCTACAGAAATCAGGATTAATACCATCTATAGATAAAACATAATTAACTTGATATTGCAAATTATAAGTATTATTAAGTAATAAAGTATCAGGATTAGCATTTACAAAATCAATATGTTTTTGAAGATATTGAGGATGATATAATTCATCAATATCTGCTATAATAAGTATATCATCTTCATTGCAATGTTCTGTTAAAAAACTTCTACATTTATTTTCAATAGCATTAGGATTATTTTCATTATCTATAGACTTTAAATCAACTTCAACTAATTTAATTTTAGGATCATCTTCAAACCCAAGATCTTTTAAATATTCTTTACATACCATAGGTTTTGGATCTCCTCTAAAGGTACGATTACCCTCAACTATAGTAAATCTATCAACATAATTATATAAAACTTTTAATCTTAATTCTAAAAGTTCTAATTCACCATTAAATAGAAAACTGTCTATAACCATTTTATTTATAACTATTACTCTCCTCTATTTACATAACTATACCACCAAACAGCAACTATTGATAACACAACAATAGATCCAAATACAAATAATAAAAACCAAGGACTATTATAATCGATTAAAAATGTTGGTGCCACCATAGCTACTAACCATGCTAAAAATATCCAACCAGTATTAGTTTCTAACTTTTTTTCAACTTTAACAGTTAATTCTTTATTAATTAATCTATTTAAAGCTGTCTGCATGTCTCTCCCATATACAGGTTGTTTATGAATAGTACCATCTTTTTCACCTATTGTAACTAAGTATTTATAATAACCTTTGTAAGTTTTACTTTCACCTAATAATTTACAAAATAAAGCTCTACGTTTATCGTACTTTTTACTAGCCATTTTGAGTATCTTTAATTATATTATCCATTCCTTCAATTGTAACCCCTTCAGGAAATACTGATTTAAATACTTCTCTACCTGCTTGTCTATATCTTTTTAGAATAAAATTTACTTTTTTTCTTCTAATAACATATTCTTCATATGTTTCATTTTCACCCCTAGCAGGATTCATATTTAAATTCGAAAATAAGGGTTTTGTGTTTGTATTAGTCATAAGTTTTTAATTTATTAATTCTCTATTATGTATATCACCTGGTTTTCTTTTCCAAATTTCACCTGTACTTGGGTTTCTTTCAAAAATCCATCCTTCATTAACTAAATAATTAGCTACTGTATCCATAGTTATATCATTATCTTTAACTTCTAAATTATTTTCTTTAATGTTTAATTTAATTATATCATCCATCTTAACATAAACATAACCTTCGATAATTTGTTTAGAACAATTATCCCAAATGCAATTTGTTATCTTTTTATCCATTTTATAATTTATTTTTTAGCTTTACTAATTCACTACATTTTTCATATTCTTCTCCTTCAGTATAATATTCAATCATCCCCTCTAAAATTTCTCTCTTTTTTTCATTTGACAATGATTTTTCAGATGGGTCAACTAATAGGGGTATATCAATATCTTGTTCAAATAATTCTTCTATTGTAATTTTTCCCATTAATATACTAAAAGTATTTTCATTAGCCAACCTAACTAATTCTTCGTTTGTGATTTCATTTTTTTCATAGTTGTTAAAAAAGTTATTAAAATTTTCCATAATTTGTTATTTTTTAGTTATAAATATTCTATCTTCTCTATCTATTTTTTTTATATAGGGATTAAGAACCCTCCTTTTATGTTTAGTTTTATCAAAGTAAGCTCCAAATATTCTTTCATACATTTCTGTTTCTATTTTATTGGTTGGGGGATTAATTAAAAATTTAAATAATTTACTTAAATCAGATCTTGTTATTAACAAAGTATTATGTTGGCATAAAATAAAATCTTCATTTACCATATCATCAAAATTTATATTTTGTTTAAACATTTTATGATTTAATAAATCTTGAGATGAAAAACCTCTTCCCATAAGTTTAAATCCTCCAGAATGGAATATAGTATAAGGAGAATTATCTTCTATCAAATCAATATCAAATGGTTTTTCAAAAATAATTGTATCTTGTAAGCAAAAGTAAAAATCATAATATGGAAAATTATCATGAGCATATTTATAAGCTCCCCATTCATAATTTTTGTTTTTGTTAAATATTATTTCTACATCAGGAAATTTACTTTTTATTATATCATAAGTTGTTAATATATTACTATCATTATCTACACATACTATTGCAATACGAAAATGATTAATATTTATAACTTTACTATATACACTTTGAATACTATCTAATAAAGATGAAGGAGGATTATAACAAGAATATACTACTAATACAGATCTATCCATTATCTAATATATTTAATTTATTTAAATCCCTAAAACATGATTCCCAATTGTTAAATCTAATATTTTTATCATCAATATAAGCAACTGCTCTTGGTTTTTCAGCTGTAACCTTAGAAATATATTTTGAAAAGTTATGTTTATCTAACCATTCCCAAACTAATTCCGTTCCTGTTTTACCATTTACTAATCCTCTATCTGATTTTGCTTTAGCTGTATAACATATTAATGTATATTTATCCGATAGTTTTTTAAGTGCTTCCTTAGTTCCTTCAATAGGTTCATCATATATAGTACCATCAAAAAATCCTTTACTATTTTTATGAATAACACCATCAAAATCAATACCTAAATTTATTTGTTCATCTGGGTAAGAATGTTTACGAATACCTTTTTGCCAATTTAATCCCTTTAAATCTTCAGGATTATTTTGACCTATTGGAGGACATTCATTACCAGAGCCATGGGTTAATTGATATTGTAATAATAAACTTAAACATTCAGCTGTATGGTAATAATCTACTCCTAATATCACTTGGGTTAATCCTTTTATTTTATTTGAAATGGGTTTAGCTGTTAGTAAGCAGGTTTCCATACCATTATCAGAAGCCCATTGTAATGCTTTTATTACATCTTTAGATGTACCTGAAGAAGAAATACCATATACTAATGATCTTTTCATTTGATCTTTAGTTCTAGTAGAGGTTCTCTGTTGTAACCATGCTACCATCCATTGTGTAAAATCTGTATCATTTATTAAAGAGGTTGCTACAACACAACTACCGGGACATATAGCATTTTTAGTACCATTTGATAATCTTGTCATATCAACTGCTGTGTGATCAGCAATACCCATATTACCTCCATGTCCTAATACATAAATATCATTACATTTATTATATTTATTTTGCAATTCTTCCCATTCAGAAGTATTTACTATTTTAGTAAACCTATGTCCTATATTTTCAATATTCATCTTTAATTTTTTAACTTATTATACAATGTTCAGCTATTAATTTAGCCATAGTAAAATCAAATTCAGTATCAATATCAGTACCTTCTATTTCATCTACCACATAAATCTGGGGGGATTCTCCTATTCTAGATTTTGTTTTATTAAATCCTTCTTTACTAATACCATATAAACTTGTTGTTTCTTTTATTATTGGTTTAGCATCTTGACTTCGTGGGAGTAATTTTGGATTATAATTTACAGGTTTTCCATTAAACCAATACCAAGTATAATCTTCAATAACTGTAAATACAGAATCCCCTAAAGAATTTGTTTTCATAATATTTACACAATCCTTTAAAGTATTAGATGTTAAAAATGGAGATGTAACAAAAACCTGAAAATAAACATCATAATTAGGTTTAATATCAACCCAATGTTCTAGTAGATCATTACCATTAGCACTATCTTTTAATAATTTTGGGTCTCTATCTATTATATTAATATTTTTTTCTATGCAATAATTTTTTACATCTTCTGAATCTGTATCTACAAATACATCATCAAAAATTTTTGAATTGATTACTGTATCTAAAGCATATCTGTATAAAGGTATGCCCCTAAGTAAACGAAGGTTTTTATTAGGTACTCTACTACTATTATTTTTTATAGGTATAAAACAAGCTATTTTAGTCATCTTTATCTTTTATTATTTCTGCTTCTTGTATAGTTTGACAAAAAAAGAATTTATCATCACTTTGTAAAACATGATCATAATCCATATAATCTCTATATCCTGCTACCCAATCCATTCTTATTTGATTATTTTCTACAAACCTATGTTTAGACATTTCCCGCTTAACAATATAACCTTTATCACCAACATATTTTATATAATCTATTCCTATCATTTCCAAAAAACTTGAATTGATATTAATACTAAACATAACCCTAAACTAACCATTGTTTTTAAGGATATACCTTCATTAAAATAATGACTTACTCCAATAGCATATATTATCATACCTACACCAAACCCAATAAACCTAGCAGGCCATAGTAAATCACCAAATCCACTAACAGTATATTTAGTTCCCCAAATATAAGCAAATGATAATATTCCACCAAATAAAGCAACTGCCCATTCATATTTTTGAAATGATTTCCAAATAAATTGACCATTTAATTGGTAAAAAGTTAATATGTGGGCTATTAAAAACCAAAAACAACCTAAAAATAAATCGTAATATTTCATATTAAAATTTTCTCCATGTTAATCTTACAAAACCTAAATAAAGATTTAATTCAGCCCAATCTTCTTCAGCTACATCATTCTTACTATAATAAGATAATCCCATTAAAAAACTATCTCCTTGTGTTACTACTTGAAAGTCATCGTACATATTATTCTATTTCTATTAAATTAATATTATTAAATTCTGGTTCTTCAGTTTCTCTTAATTCTTCATCTGTTGGTTCATAATCATCTAATTCATCAAACTCATCATCCCATTTAGCTTCTTCTAACTCTACTTTTCTATCAATTTCATCCTGAGTTGCTTTATCAATTTTCCAAGCTATTGGAGCTAATAAACCTGCATTTTCAACTACAGACCATAATCTTTCTTTCCATAAATTCATTTTAACACCATCAATTACACAATAATAACCTTTATGTGTTGTAATTTCACCTAATCTATCTAAAAACGATCTAGTTAAAATATCTAATTTACCTCCAATTTCGAAATTTTTACCATAATCTTCACAACCATTAGTGTTTGCTTCGAACATTTCTTTTATTTCAACCCACTCATTTGTAAGTACTAATCTTTTTGCTTTAACCATAACCTTTATTTTTTTTTATTTATTAATTACTTTGCCACATCATTTTTACTTCTGACCAATTTCCTCCAGATAATTTGTCAGCGATTGTCTTTCCTTCCCATCTATTATCTCTTTGAGAAATATCTCTTAAATTCTCAATTCTATCATTAGTACAATCATTATTAATATGATCAACTACTCCATTGGCATCATTACCATTTAACATTTTCCAAATTAATCTACTTCTATAATATAAATTATAATTAATTTTTACTTGACTTCTACCACCTAATCCAGTGTTACCTGCTTCAACTCCTTCAAAATCTGTCCCTCTAGATACTCTATCTCTGTAATTTTTATGATATAATTTACCGTCTTCATAAGTAAACCTTTCATTTAATTGTTCTTGAGTATATGGGATTTTATTTGCATATACATTTCTATAACTTGATTTAAATTTTTCCATTTTTTTTTTATTTTATTATTTATTAATTCTGATAAATTCACCTTCATATGATACCATTCTCCCTAACATAGGATGAACAATACTACTTCCATCGTTAACATTTTCTCTTTGTTTCTTTTTTAATGAATTTAATTTTATTAAATCAATAAATAATGTTTCATTAATTACTTTACTATTTTTTGTATTTACTCTAATTTTTGACATAACCTTTATTTTTTAATTATTATTCGCTTTCATATTGCATTGCTAAATCTAAATCTGCACTACATTCTATTACTATAGAATCATCTGCTTCTTTATCTACTCTTTCAGATATTTGTCTATCTATTTCTTTTAATCTAGCAATTTCATCTTGTAATTCTTTTAATCTTTTTTCACTCATAACTTTTATTTAATTTTAATTTATACTTGGCTTTACGCCCTTATTTACTCCGTAAATATACGAAAGGGATCTCAGGTATCCAACCCCTTTCGCAATTACCTTATGATTGTTTGTTAAAATGATTTAATAAATCCATACCTTTTAATGCATCAACAGTAGCATCAAATTTTTTAAACATATATTCTTCATCTTGTCTAAATCCTAATTTAAACTCAACCCAACTACCACTTTCAAATGAAACTAAAACTGTTGAGAATGAACGATTACCAGCATATCCAGATCCTGTTTGCACCGTAGCGTTTGGGTATAATTTTGAATACTTATCAAGAGTATATTCTAACATATTATTTTTCTTAACATAATTATCATATCTCCATTGTTGATCTTCGTTATGTTCATTTAATTTAACTAATAATGTAGATGGTTTATAAGCTCTATATTGTGGAGTTATTCTAGAACACTCTAATTTATCACCTGCTTTACTAACAGATGAGTTATCAGCTGTTAACTTACCAGCATAAAATCTTTTATGTTTTAAATAAACACCACCACTTATAGTATTAAATGTTACTTCAGTTTTAAAATGATTATCACCATACCCAAATAATCTTTCAGATGTTTCTTTATCAACTGCATAAGTACATGAAAAATTTTCACCTTGTTTAAATCCAGCTTCTTTAAGCATTTCTACCGTTTTCTTCATGCTTTCTATTCTATCTGTTACATAGTGTTGTTGTCTTTCTACAAATCTATTAACTTCATTTTGTTGTTCATCATTTAATACTTGGAATAATTCTAATTGCTCTAACATAACCTTTATTT